GATCAGGCTTTGAATTTTTGGGGGGATAAGCCTAATAATCAGTTTAACTTAGTGCATGGAAGGATTATTGAAATAGAAGACATGTGGACCCTAGAAACTCCACATGTAAAAGCGAATTACGAAAACCATGTACATAAATCCCTCTCTAAAAGATTCTTTGATGACGACGTAAAGGCTTTTAAAAGCTGTAACAATGAAGCACACCTTTTAGAAAACATGGAAATAGATGTACTACTGTTGGATGGTGGTGAATTTAGCACTTTTGCAGAATTTAAATTGCTTAAACCTAAATCAAAAATTATAATTCTTGACGACACGCTAGAGTTAAAAACAAGAATGGCACACCGAGAATTGCTAGACGATCCAGAGTGGGACTGTATTATTGATTCACATGACAGAAATGGATTTGGCATTCATAAGAAAAAATAATGGTTAATTTTGTGGTTGTGTTTTGTTATTACTTTTTATTTAACCGATGTCTTGAAAATAGCGGCAAAGAATGCCCGCTGGGGCGATGCTTCTTTCTCACCTTCTGTAAATTCGTGTATCTGGCGGCGGCTAGGCGTTTTCAAGACATCTTTTTTTAAACATGGAGGTTTGTTATGAGAAGTGTTTTAAGTTTGCTTGTTTGTTGTTGCTTGGTTTCCAATGCGTGGACGCAGGAGACCGAAACTTCACAACAAAAAAGAGTTAGATTAGTAAAGAAATTAAATGATAATCTTTTGCTTACTCATAATCGCGAACGTTCTCGAAATGGTCGTCGTGCCTTAGTATTAGATAAAAGACTTACAGATGCCGCACAAAAACATGCAGATTGGATGGCTAACAGTAACAGGCTTAGTCATACAGGAAGAAATGGATCAAGCCCATCTAGACGAGTTGGGTCTGGTTTTGGCGTAATTGGAGAAAATATTGCCTATGGTCAATCTGGCTATGGTGAGGTTACTAGATCTTGGATGAACTCCGGTGGTCATAGGTCCAACATTTTAGGCGGATATAACGCTGTTGGATTTGGTGCTGCCAAATCGAAATCTGGAAGAATTTACTGGTGTGCAGTTTTTTCACGTTGTAATTACTGACGACAATAATTTAGTCGAGTTCGACTAGTAAGGTTTTAAATGGCAGTTGAGATTGATTGTTGGTCTGTTGTTAAAAATATAAATTCTGGTGACTTCAATAGTGTTCACTACCCTGTTTATTACAAAGTGTGGGAAGATCCACATTTCTGGGATGACGACTCTAGAATCATTAAACTATGTGGTGATATAATAGGACACCCAGATCATGAAGATTACACCAAGGTTATTACTTCTAAGATAATTGATGTAGACAATGAGACTGGTGCTATTATTACCAACTCTGGAACACAATATATTTTAGGTAAAGTTGATAGCATGTATGTACAATGGTTAGAAACAAGAAACCCGTCTGAAAAAATTTTGAACGGCGAACTTTGCCATATCCCAACAAAAGAAGAGCCGTTTAGAAAATTTAAATTGTCTAATTCATACTAATGCGACTGGATATTTGATCTTTTAAAATGCGTAATTTCCCTAAAAAAGTAATATTACTAATTCTTATATCTATCATAATTCGTTTATTGTTTGTATTTAGCTTCAAAGATATCCTTAATCACTGAGGAAAAAATTATGAAAAAACCAAATAGAAAAAAACAAGACAAGGCTTTAGCAAAAGGAAAGAAAAAAGCTAAAAAAGAATTAGAAAGAAAACGAGCAAATAAGATAAAGGCAGAAAGGAGACTTGCCGATAATATTAAAGACAGGAAAGCTGAAAAAGAAACGTGGGAAATGAAAGAAGAAATCAGAAAGATTCAAAATAAAGGATTGACTATTAGAAATAGCAAGGTATAATAAGATGACAAGATCGACACTGGGGCAAGTTTTTTTCTTGCTCGTATTTGGGTTAGTAATTTTTATTAGTATTTGGTCCACTGTTCCCCCTCAAGCAGCATCAGAAAAAATTTCAGGTTCTGCGTATGGCACAGAGAGATATTGGCAAGACTATATACATGAATTTACAGAAGGTGAGAAAGAGTATCGCCTTCATGATGGAACCAGAGTTGATCTATTATTTGATGGTTGGGCTTGTGAAATAGACTGGGAAAGCAAATGGGCTGAGGGGGTAGGCCAATCCATTTATTATTCCAAAAAAACAGATAGTAAACCATTAGTCATTTTACTTGCTAAAACAGACAACTGGACTAAGTACAGAGACAGAGTAGAATATTGCGACATTCACTGTTGGGTGTTTGATACTAGGAATAAAACTTGGAGAGATAGAGAATGAACCAAACACAATTGCTGATTTTGCTTTTAGTATCCCCGTTCATTATTCTTTGTTTGATGAGAATCATAGAGTCTATTGGTGACGTAATTCAAAGTTTGGAGCGTTCCTCTCGAATAATCTATGTAGACGTAGAAGTGGAAAAAGAAAAAATAGTCTACAAAGATCGCCCTAAGAAAAAAACCAAAGAGACCAAAGAGACCAAAGAGACGAACCCGATTATAGAAGAAACAATTTCAGCACTGAAATCATTGGGAATTGCAAAAAAGAAAGGCAGAGAAATCGCAAGCAGTTTGTTTTCTGAAAAACGACATACAAATGTAGAAGATTTACTGAAAGATTGTTTGGCTAAGATGTAAAATGTGTACATATTGTCGAAAGGGGAACGACAATGAAATCACAAGAGGTATTTGAAGAACTAAAAAAAAGCATTGACTCAGAAGTATACACTGAAGATGTTTCAAAAGAAATAAAAAAATACAATGTTAGCGAAGATTTTACAGTTGATTGGAAAAATTCTCTACCCAAACCTCCTGTTAATTCTAGCAAAATAACTCACAGTGAATTGTTATATTTGAGCGAGTTAACCGAGAATATTTCGGTTGCTCAGAAGGCACTGGTTGAATTGGTTGACAAGGAGCCTTTAGACTTATTTGATAAAACCATAAGAAACAACAATTTAAAAGTAGACAAAGAGGGCTTTAAAAAGCTTTGGAGGGTTTCTCGTCCAGTGGTGATGAGACTAAAATATCTTTTTAACAGGTCAAGACCGGAACAATTAGCTCCTTATTTTGGCCTAAAAGTTAATGTAATTGAAACATCTACACATCATACACCAGCGTATCCCAGTGGTCATACATGCTACACAGCGATGGCTGCACATTTATTCTCAGCACAATATCCAGAGTTCAGCAATGAGTTCTTTTCTCAACCGGGTATTGCTGGATATGCAAGATGTTTACAGGGAGTTCACTACCCCAGTGATAATGATGCTGCCATGACAATATCTAGTGTCATTTGGGAAGACTTAAAATTCAAAATGTTTCCAGAATTATTCACACGAGGAGAATAGACATGCCACTTCCACAACGAGGGGAAAAAGAAACCAGAGAAAATTTTATTTCACGTTGTATGTCGGATGATAAAGCATCAAAAGAATTTCCCAACAGGGATCAACGTCTAGCTGTATGTATGACTAGGGCTACAGAAGACATGAATGCTATGGCTGCAATAGATTTGAAGTATAATGTGGAAGAATTGGGCTACACAGAAGATCTGAATGAGGACAACTTTTATATTCCAACGGAGGCGGAATATGTAGATTTTGGCGAGCAGGAGGAAGACTGGGACATCGCCGTAGCTAAACCTGGCTTATGGGAAAATATACGCAAGAAAAAAGAACGCGAAGGCAAAAATTACCGACCAGCAAAACCTGGAGACCCAGACCGTCCCACGCAAGAGCAATTAAAACGTGCCCAAGAAAAGAAAATATGTGGCACTAACGAAGAATCTACAGAAGCACTACAGAGAGGTAAGCCTGGACCCAACGACCCCAGAAAAACCCCAGCTCCCAAGAAAGACCAAAAAAAAGGATCTAAGAAAAACAAACCAGGAAGTGCAAAAAATCCTAGAGGGAAAATAACTTTTAGCAAAGAGACTACCGCTAGACTTTCTAAAATAGTAAGAGAGCATAACGCTAAAGGCAAGGGCTCTAAAGCAACGCTTGGAATGTTAAAAGCAGTTTATCGGCGTGGTGCTGGTGCTTTTTCTACTAGTCATGCTCCTAAAATGTCCCGCGACGGATGGGCTATGGCTAGAGTTAGAGCTTTTATTCACCTTCTAAGAACGGGCAAACCCAGTAACCCTAATTATAAACAAGATAATGATCTTTTACCAAAAGGACATCCAAAAAAATCTAAAGCAATGGTTGCATTTTCTGCCTTTTTGTATGAGAATCCCAAGACGGGCGAAATTTATACTTATGATAGAATTGGAAATTATAAAAAAGATGGACAGTCATTGGTGTATAAAGGCAAAGCAGCAAAATATAAAGGTCGCACAGTCAAGCTGGGTAAACCATTTAGAACTCCAGATGGCCCCAAGAAGTTTAGCGTTTATGTAAAAAACGAAAAAGGCAATGTCGTTAAGGTTAATTTTGGCGATCCCAACATGGAGATCAAGCGAGACGATCCTGCAAGACGCAAGAGCTTTCGTGCAAGACATAAATGCGATACAAACCCTGGACCTAGATGGAAGGCACGATATTGGTCATGTAAAAATTGGTAGGAAGATAATGGGATACAAGAATCTAACAATTAGAGGAAAAAAGGATGGATTTGGATGTCAATTAAACGCTAAGTTTTCCGGCATAGCATTCTGTTTCAATCATCCTAAATATAGGTACGTACATACACCCTTTACAACCGTTTCGCATGGATGGAGAGACCAGGACGCTGTAGATATCTTAAATGACTTCATGGGTATACCTGATAATAGACGTGGTAAAAAAATACACTGCGTGTATAGGTATATGAATCAAGTATTTGGTAACCCTAATGATTTTTATAATGAGAAAACATTAAATCATTTAAGAAGAATGTACTGGTCTACACCAAAGCCACCCAATGTAAAAGAAGAAATTGTTGTACATATCAGAAGGGGCGATGTTAGCCTTTCAAGATCTGGAGACAGAAGAAGAAGGCATATGTACAACCCTTGGTATAATAAAAAAATACCAAGCTTGGCAGCATTGTATCCAGATCATTATCAAATAGCAATTCATTCCGAAGGAGATTTTGAAGAGTTTAGTTCTATATTGGACGGGTGGCCTGAAGATTTGATACAAAGAACTAACTTTAAACTTGCCGAAGATGATGTAAGAGAACAAAAATACTCTCTTACAACAGCCTTTCATGAAATGGTAACAGCTAAAGTTTTTTTAGGCAGTAAGAGTGGGTTATCATATACCTCTTCAATACTTTGCGAAGGCGATGTGTACTTTGTTGCCGCTAGGGCGAAGGGTCAAAACAGAGGTCTAAATCATTGGAAAAATGCACACTCAGTACCAGAGGTATCTTTTGTAAGGAAATAAACTTGACCAAATATTTAAGTGTTGTTTGCAGAGGTGGAAATTCTTAAAATGAAATACATATCATACACATAGATTTCCATACTATAAAACGAGATAAAAATGCAAAATCTAACAGTAAAAGGAAAGGTTGACGGATTTGGATGTCAGTTAAATGCCAAGCTATCCGGTATTGCCTTTTGTTTTAACAGTTCAAAATATAACTACGTTCATACGCCTTTCACACATGTAGCACATGGATGGGAAAATAAGGCAGAAGAGTTAAATAAATTCATTGGAATTGCCGACAATAGAGAAGGTAAGAATATACATTTATCTCGTAAGGATTGTCGTAGAGTTTTTTGGAGTCCAAATGCATATTACACTAATGAAGTTCTTTCGCATATAAGAGAACTTTATTGGTCTACATCCAAACCCGAACCAGTCAAAGAAGAAATAGTAATCCACATACGTCGAGGAGACTTGAAGACAGGCATGTCTGATTGGCACGTCAAAGACCGAGAAAGAAGATATATATCAAATGAATGGTACAACACTGCCATTCCTGCATTAATAAAAAAATACCCAGATCATTATAATGTAGCAATTCATTCCGAAGGTCAAATACAGGAATTTGAAAGTATATTACGTAACTGGCCCCAGGAGTTTATAGAAAAAACCACATTTAAACTTTCAGAACCAATGGCTTACAACCAAAAATATTCATTAACAACCACATTTCATGAATTTGTGACAGCCAAAGTTTTTCTTGGAAGTAAAAGCGGTCTTTCTTATACAGCATCTATATATTCTGAGGGAGATATTTTCTTTTTATCTAGTCAAGCATTAGGACAAACAAAGCCACTAAATCATTGGAAATCAGCATACAGGGAATTGAAATAAAATGTTAAAGTTAATTACACCAATTAACAATTTAGGATATGGGGTAGCTGGGTACAATATTTATAAAGAGTTATACAAACTTCATCCATCCACTTCCCTATATCCTATTTCTAAACCAGAGTTTGTTGATAAATATATTCGTGCCGGGATGACCAATAGATTTACAGATTTGTCTGACAATCCCTCTGTAAAGATTTGGCATCAGAATGAATTACATACACATGTAGGAAAGGGTCTCCATATAGGGTTTCCCATTTTTGAATTAACAGAATTTTCTCATGAAGAAGCAATAAGCATTATGCATTGTGATAAAATATTTGTCTGCTCAGAATGGGCTAAAGATGTTTTATACAATCAAAAGGGATGGACCTGTCCGCCTGTCCATGTCGTACCACTCGGAGTGGATCTTGAAACGTTCCGACCTCAAAAGTCTAGTCGCAAAGAAACCATTTTTTTTAATTGTGGAAAATGGGAAAAGCGTAAGGGGCATGATGTTTTATTAGAATGTTTTAACGAAGCTTTTAAACAAACTGATAATGTAGAATTATGGATGATGTGTGATAATCCTTTCATTGGACCCAACAATCAAGGTTGGCAAGATTTGTACAAGAACTCCCCCCTGGGTAGCAAGATAAGAATAATTCCAAGACAACAAACACATAAAGATGTGTATAATATAATGAAGCAAACGGATTGTGGTGTTTTTCCAGCAAGAGCCGAAGGATGGAATTTAGAGCTATTAGAAATGATGGCCTGCGGCAAGTCCGTTATAGCCACAAATTACTCAGCACACACCCAGTTTTGCAATAAGGAAAATTGCTATTTGATTAACATTGATGAATTAGAAAATGCCCATGATGGTGTTTTCTTTTCTGGCGAGTATGGACAATGGGCGAGCTTTAATCAGAGAGCAAAAGATCAACTGATTGAACATCTTAGATCTGTACATAAAACTAAACAAAAATGGGGTAATGTAGAAAATTTTATGGGTATGCATACAGCCAACCAATTTACGTGGAAAAATTCAGCACAGGAGTTACTAAATGGACTCTAATTTTATAACACCTAGACAAACTTTGAAAGCCTACAAAGATGGTTTTGTTGGTGCAATTTGTGATGAAGAAGATGTAAAGGCACTACTTGGCGAATTGCCCATGCCTATTTTTGGTGCTGCTGCATATGATTTATTTGGATCTGGGGAGGGGAAACTTAGTCTACCCTTCAAAGCATTACTAAAATTTGATCCAGGGTTTGGTCCATCTGAAAGGCAGACTGATGGGGACTGCGTATCACATAGCACACGTAATGCGGTAGATGTAACTCGTGCTTATGAAATTTTACACAAAGATGATAGAGAAATATTTGAAACACGATCCGCAACCGAAGCAATTTATCAATCTCGTGAACATATGGGTCAGGGGATGACGTGTTCAGGTGCAGCTAGATATGTCGCACAAAACGGTGGTATACTTTTAAGAAAAGACTACAATGTAGAGCACGGAGACCTTACAGTATATAACTCAAGATTAGGAGCTAAAAAACTTATCCCCGATAGTGTATACAAGACAGAAGCAAGTAAACATCAAGTAAAAACAATTTCAAACGTAAGAACTGTAGAAGAGGCTAGAGATGCATTAGCGAATGGATACGCTTTATCTGTATGTTCTCGATATGGTTTTAGTTCTCGTAGAGATTCTAACGGCATTGCTAAAAAGTCAGGTTCGTGGGCACACGCGATGGCTTGGATCGCCTGTGACGACACAAAAGAAAGACTTAATGAAACTCTGTTCCTGGTACAAAACAGTTGGGGCATTTGGAATAGTGGCCCAAAAGTTCATGAACAGCCAGAAGGATCTTTTTGGATTAGAGAAAAAGATGCCCGTGGAATGCTTTCTGGAGGGGGTGCTTGGGTCTTTAGTGATGTAGATGGATTTCCCGCCAGAGAAATTGACTGGTCTAGTTTCGATGACCAATTTTAAGCGAGGTACGTTATGCAAAAATTAACTACACGAGAAAAAATTATTATAGGTATTATTGTTATTTTTGGATACGCTTATTTCACAGGATTTGAAAAAATTCCTGTAAACTACGGGTTGACAAATGACGATATAGATATTATAATTAAAGACACAGAATCTGGTTTTGATAAGGCGGAAAAAGAAGTTTTAGGTGTTACACCCCGGCCAACCCCACAACCAGTTGGCCCAGATCCAGATCCTGAAAAATGTATTTGCAAAGGTACTGGAAAAATCGTACAGGGGGACGGACATGTTTCACCTTGTCCTTATCATACGGGAGATCCACAAGAACTCCCTACGTATGATATTAATGAAAATAAACTGATTTATCCTCCATCAGAGATAAAAATTAATCCAGAAGAAGTTAAAGACATTCAAGGCGGGACAGGCGGCTCATGATCAGGGACTGTTAAATCTTCAGGTTCTGGAGAGAAGGCCGTAACAGGGGTAAGCAGAACAGTTCGAAAAAGAAGAGGTGTATTTGGCCGCATTTTTGGCCATCGTCGTTAATTTTTAAATATGGGAGAAATTATTATGAGTAAACTGAAATCGCTTTTGACATCTAGACGTTTCTGGGTTTCGGCAGTTGCTTTGGCTTCTATTGTAACTTCTGAAGCGTTTGGTATTGAACTTAATCAAGAACAGCTAATTGGTATTATTACAATTGTTGTAGCTTGGGTTATTGGTGACACTGTTAGAGAAACTAAATAATCAAACACATTGAGGAACTATTATGGACTTTCTATCGGATATTAATCCTATTCAGTGGATGCTTATTGCAATTGGTGTTTTTATTCTAGGTGGCCCCGTTGTCACCAATGGCAGGGAGTTGATCGCCAGATTTTGGAAAGAAAGAGAAAAGGATAATACTCCTGTAGATAGGGATCTTACAGATTTAGTCTGTAAGTGGGAGTGTCTTTCTGATGCAACTCACAAGGCTGGACTTTACGAGGCTTGTGAAAAATTAGATGAGGTATTTCCTTTATTGATTGGTGTAAAGCATCACGACCATGACGACTTAAGTGATGACGACTCAGAACCGGAGAAATCAAATGAGTAATAGAATCTGGCTAGGTCTAGCCTTTATAGTTATAGGTTTATTTGGAAATCAAATTTTAGAGGTGTTGGCACAACCTGTAAGTCCAAAAGTGGATATTGAGCTAACATCTCCAATGACCGATAAAACTGAGCAATTGGTAAAACCAGTTGCTGACAAAGTAACCGAATTAGACGATAGGACTAGACTAGCCATATTCAACGATGTTTTTTCCAAGAGGATAACATCTTACGATTGCGATGCTCAACAAATGGGAGATGTATACATCAAAGCAACAGAAAACGTATTTGATGGATCACTCAAAGATAAATATGATGGATATGGAGATGGTATAGTTTCTATATTTAAGTCAACAGTAGGAACAGACAATCATAGATTAAACGAAATTGAAAAAGTTGAAGTATCTAAAAATTTTAACGCTTTAGCTTATTCTCTATCACTTTAACGAAGGAAAGATGTAGAATGGACATTTTGCAAGTGTTGATTGCTAGGTATGAAGCTAACATGTCTGAATGTATGTTTCAAATGAATGCATCTATTTTAAGACCCACTGAAAAGGGGTCACTTGACAGACTGGAGTCTGCTGTAGAAAAATATACAATTTTGAAAAATCAAGTCGATGTTTTACAAGATTTAAGAGGTCAAATGTTGGCGAGTCAAAAATTTCAAAGACAGGAGGCTGAAAAGCAAAACGCAACTAAAAAGAAAAAATAATGAAAACAAAACTTACTCTTATAATATTGGAAGTTCCTCCATACAATCGAGCAGCGTTTCCTAAAGCTAGATTGGTGGTAAACAAAAATAATCAATTTCCAAATAAATACGTTTCCACAAAAAATATTGACGAGACATTAATTGATTTATGTTCATCTTGCATTAATATCAACTACGCTTGGTTAAACCCTCAATTAACAGATTTAGTTCATGAAGAAAAGGGTACAGTAGAAGCTATATACGTAACAGTTCTAGAAACTGGAACTTTAGTCTGCAAACCAAATTATAAAATAATGTCTCTAGATGATTTAAAAATAAAGGAAATATATGCAAAATCAATCACCTCGACCCCAAGAACCATCGGACAATAAAACTGTCAGCTGTGAATTGATTATACAATCTGACACTGATGGTATAGTAGAATATAATTGTAATTGGATTTCTGGTGAAGAAGGTTTAATAGGATTGGCTTCAATATTCTACAAGTTACTAATAGAAAATTTTGGAGAAGAGATTTTTAAAGAAATCAAAAATGAATGCGTAATAAATAGTAACGAGGCCGACTATGTGACTGTTGTTAATTTAATAAATAGCCAAGCTCAAAAGAATACCAAGACCGAAAATGGCAATGATGTAGTAGTCCCTCCTGATCAAGTTTTCAATATTTAACAGGAGATTTTGAAATGTCAATTAAATCACATAAAAGAATCATCTGGACTAGCTGGAATGCTTTGGCAGAAGATTATATTGAAGCATATCATGACGAATTAGACAAAATGGAAGAAGAGCTGAATAATATTGATCAAACAGAAATAACATCGGCTCCTCTTGGTTTGTTTATGGGAGGCATGGAAAAAATGAACATGCTACATACACCATTTGGCATGTTTCCCATGGAGTCTATGTTTAAGCCATCTGATATGTGGGATTGCAGAATAGGAGTTACTAATTTTAGTATCACCAACGATATAAAAGATATTTTAGCAAATGATATAGAAGGTATTGAAGCCTTAAAGGTTATGGGTCGATACACCTTCTGTATAGGGATTCCCGTTACTTTTGATTTCAAGGATGTTAGGATAGATATTGAAAATAAAATTTGCACTTATACAGAAACGGAGGTCATGACAGAAGAAACTCAAGCAACGGTAGAACTTGTAAAAGAGCAATTAAAACACAACAAGTATTGGTCTATTTTAGTTGCTTCAACGGGCAAAGTAGATTACATTGTTTCTGATAAATTAGATCATAAGTATCTAGAAGGTTTGAATAAGTTAGTTGAATTAAAACAATCAATTGGTGGAATTATTTTAAGGGGTGATGATGGATAGTGTAAATCAAAAATTTGATGAGAAATGGAATGATAGCAACGTTAGAAATATTATGAATAAAGTTTCTAACAGGTATAAAAACAATATTGATTTTGATGATATTGAATCCATTCAAATGAATACTTTATGGAGATGTATTGAGAAATATGACGAAACTCGTGGAACTAAATTCACGTCTTATTTATACCAACAACTTTCATACGCTTTTAAAAATAAAATAAAGAAAAAAAGAGTAGAGTTCAATGTTGATGATTTTGATAAAATGGATAGCAATTATATAAATAAGTTAGAAGTTATTGACATTATCAATGGACTTGAGCCAGAAACCGCAAATATCTTAGAACAAAGATTTTACGAAAACATGACCATGAAAGAGATTGGACGTAGAAATGGCTATTCAAGGGAAACTGCTAGACGCAAACTAAAAAATGCCATAAAAACATGTAAAATGATATGTGAATTTTAAAATTTTGTGTATAAAGTCATAGGAATCGGATCTTCTTTTGGATAAATTGGAATCATCGTAGTTTTGTTTTATACTTATTCAAAAGGAGATTTTATTATGGCAGTACCAAATGGCTCTGCAAGCTACCTTGTAAACACTACAGGCGGTGCTTATTCAGCAACTACCCAAGGCGGAACAATTCTTGGTAATTCAACTACTGGAACGGTTATCACAAAATCTTTCCCCTTGAAGGACGCTACTGATGACACTAAAAAAGTACCTGGTCCGGTAGAACGTGATTACCCAGGTTACGGTTCTTATCCTACAAATACCGGCGGTTTATACGGTACTCAGAAAGTACTTTCTGGTGGTACTTTTGCTTTCCAGGCAGCTGGAAGTTATGTTATTATGACACAAACCACCACTCTTTCTGGTGTTGCAAAAACCAACTTATTGATTCCTGGAGCTAACTCTAGTAATCAAGGCAACTCAATTCTTCAATTCAAGCACGACTTCGGTGCTAGGTTGCTTGCTAAATGGAGAGGTAACTCATTCTCTTGGAATGGAAATCTTGATAATGGTACTTCCATTAAGTCACGGCTTAATTGGTTGAATTCTGGAGGGACTGCCCCAGAAGCACCGTCAACAGCTACTGATCTTGATATGTTTGATCCTGTTGCCGGATCAACCGCATCTCAATCCGACAGTGCTGCCAATCCGACTCGTGCTATTCCTGGTGAATTGGTTATGAAGGTAGACTTTGTTACCACTTCAGTTTCTAGTGGTGGCGACTTCTTTAATTACAAACCAATTACTGGTATGTAAACCTTGATTTTTGAAAGGGGTTTATGACACTCTCCTTATGAAGTATAATCTTAAGTATTTCATAAGCCCCTTTCTTTTTTGATTTAACATACATCACCGGAGCCTCCATTATGACCCCCGAAACATGGGAACTAATTCGCAACTTAATTGAAATGATTAGCGTATTTGCTATACCTGTATTTTCTTGGGTTATATACACTTTGGTTCAACAAGGAAAGCAGATTATCGTGTTAGAACAAAAAGTAAACGAGTCTTTAAATCAACGGCTGCAACGTGTAGAAAAGCGTATTGGAAATGTAGAAGAGAAGATAGACGAAATCGCTGAAAACGTTGTTGAATGTCGAATGATAACATCAGAAAACAAGAACGCCTACGAAAAGATCTCTGCGGAAATTAATAACAAATTTGATACCGTAATTTCTAAGATAGACGCTCACCATAAATAAGATTATATATTAGATTTAGGGGGACATGTTCCCCCTTTTTTATTTTTAGGAAAGAAAAAGGATGATACTTCTCACAGAATATTTTGAGTTTGAGGATCATAACAGAAAATTAGAAGTTATTGAAAGTATAAAAGAAAATTCTTCTTTAGAGCAAATTGAACAGATATTGCTATACTGAAAATCTTGTATATAAGTTACAACGGGCATGGAAACCAAAAGATAAAGTTTTTCATGGAAATAAAGCCGTGTCAAAAGCTATAGAATTCCAAGAGGAATTAACCCCTCTTTGGAGACAAACAATATTACGTTTCAAATATTGAAAATTATCTCTAATATTGAATTTTCATATTGATTTTTCTATCTAGATAGTGTATAATAATCTACATAGATAAAACATTGAATCAGAAAGGTATGTTATTAATGCAAGTCACAAAAGCCACTGGAGAAAAGGAAGATTTCTCCGTTGAAAAAATACATAAAATAGTTGAATGGGCCACCGATGGAATAAACGGAGTATCTCTATCAGACGTAGAAATGAATGCAAACCTATCTATTTATGATGGTATTCCAACAAAAGAAATACAACAAATCTTAATTCGATCTGCTAATGATTTAATCTCTGAATCCAATCCGAATTATCAATACGTAGCAGCTAGATTGCTTAATATGCAGTTAAGAAAAGATGTATGGAATTGCAGCAGACATCACAAACCTATTGACTTTCTTCTTTTTTTACGTAGGAATGTAGATAAAGGAATTTATGATCCGACTATTTTAGAAAAATGGTCAGAATTAGATATAGACGTTTTAGGTAAATATATTGACCATACTAGAGATAATTTGTTTACATACGCCGGATTACAACAGATGATTGACAAGTACTTGGTTAAGAACAGAAGTACTGGCACGATATATGAAACGCCACAATTTGCTTATATGTGTATTGCAATGTCGTTATTTGACAATGTTTCAGAAGCCAAAAAAGCTTATGATTGTTATTCAACGTTTAAAATAAATTTACCAACGCCAATTATGGCAGGTGTTAGAACAAATATCCGTCAATTTGCATCTTGTGTATTGGTTGATGTCGATGACAATCTTGATGGAATATTCTCTAGTATCCACGCTGTTGGAAAATACACAGCAAGACGTGCTGGTATTGGACTGAATATTGGACGTATGAGACCAATCAATTCTCCAATCAGGGGTGGTGAAGTAATTCATACTGGTGTAATTCCTTATCTAAAGAATTTTGAATCCGCCGTAAAGTCAACTAGTCAAAATGGACTTCGTGGAGGTTCCGCAACAGTACATATTCCTTTCTGGCATTATGAAATAGAAGATATTATGGTGCTTAAAAACAATGCTGGCACAGACGACAACAGAGTCCGCAAACTTGATTATAGTATTCAGTTTTGTAAACTTTTCTATGACCGTCTGATAGCCAATAAAGACATCACTCTTTTTAGCCCCGACGAGGCAAGGGGTTTGTACGAGGCTTTTGGAGATAATAAAAAGTTTGAAGAATTGTATTTAAAGTATGAAAATGCGAGATCTTTTAAATTTAAGAAAAAAATATCTGCCAGGAAGCTTGCTGAGATATTTGCTCGTGAGAGACTCGAAACTGGACGTATCTATTCCATGAATATAGACACCGCAAATAAAAACGGGTCTTGGGATGTTCCTGTTTACATGTCTAATCTTTGCCAAGAGATTATTCACCCCACTATTCCGATCAAATCAATAGACGATCCCGAAGGCGAAATTGGTATCTGTATTTTATCTGCTTTGAATCTTTTAGAGTTAACAAATGAAAAGGATATAGAGCAAGCCTGCAGAATGGCAGTACTAACACTGGATTCTGTAATTGATTATCAAGATTATCCGGTATTGGCTGGGGAAACCTTTACCAAAAACAGAAGATCTTTGGGTATCGGTATTACAAATTTGGCTGGTTTCTTAGCAAAGAATAAACTTAAATATGAGGATGTTGCTGCATTAGAATTAATTCATGGAACAATGGAACAAATTCAATGGAATTTAATTAATGCAAGTTGTGAGCTGGCCAAGGAAAAGGGGGCGTGTCCGAAGTTTGAAGAAACTAAATACGCTCAAGGTTTATTGCCCATTGACTGGTATAAAAAAGCGGTTGACGAGCTAGTCAAACCAAATTACAAAATGGATTGGGAAGGCTTGCGAGAACGTGTTAAAAAGCACGGCATGAGACACTCCACCCTATCCGCCATTATGCCCTGTGAATCTAGTAGTGTGATTCAAAATAGCACTAACGGTATAGAGCCAGTTAGAAGTTTACTGACTCATAAGAAGGCTAAAAATGGAGTTTTAAAACAATTAGTACCCAACTATCATATGCGTAAGAACCATTACACCCTAGCATGGCAAATGACAGAAAATCACAGCCTAATGAATATCGCAGCTGTTATTCAAAAATTTGTAGATATGTCGATGAGTACAAATCTTTACTACAACTATGCACATTATGAAGATGGCAATATTCCTCTAAGTGCGTTAATCAAAGATCAAATATACGGTTACAAATACGGACTTAAAAACTTTTATTATGCCAATACTCCAGATGGAGATGGTGAGACCGAAAAAGAACTTGGATGTGAAAGTGGGGCTTGTGCAATATGACTATTTGGTGGCACTGCCCGAAATGCAACAAGGTTACAGACGAATTTGAAAGTGAAGAATTTCAAGAATGTCCTAAGTGTAAGTATAGTAAGGATAAAAATGACTGTAATTGAACTTATAAAAAAACTTGAAAAAAGTTTATCAAAGGAAAGAAAGACAATGAAACGGCAGGAAATTATTAAACTGATGCATAAGATTAAAGAGGCGAGCAATGAAGACAATATTTAATACTAAAAATGTAGATCCTATGTCTCAACCATTGTTTCTTGGAAAAGACCTCGGTGTTCAAAGATATGATGTTTTAAAATATCCAGTATTTAAAAAGCTGGACAGCACGCAGATGGGAAACTTCTGGAGGCCCGAAGAAATCGAGCTTAAGAAAGATCGTTCTGATTTTAAGGAAATGTCTGATAATGAGAAGTTTATATTTACATCCAATCTAAAGTACCAAACAATGCTTGACAGTGTTATTTGTCGAGGCGTTCCTACATTATTAGAATATGTCACAAATTCGGAGCTAGAAGCGTGTTTGATGACGTGGCAGTTTTTTGAAAAGATTCACTCTCAGAGCTATAGCTATGTTATACAAAATGTATACGCTGATAGCCGCGAGGTATTTGACGGTATCTATGAAGACAAAGAAATTATGAAACGTGCCAATTCGGCAATTGAAGACTATAATAATCTGATGGGTATGCATACCGCAACCAATAAACCTTCCGAAATTAAAAAACAGATCTACATGACTGTTATCAGTATTAATATCTTGGAAGCTGTAAGATTTTATGTTAGTTTTATTTGTAGTTTTGCCTTTGCAGAAAATAAAAAAATGGTTGGCAATGCTGACATTATTAAACTTATCAAAAGAGATGAGGCTTTACACTTAACAAATACTCAAGAAATTTTGAAGATTTTAAACTCAGAAGAATCTGAAGGATTTCTAAAGACAGCAGAACAATGCCAGGGTGCGGCAATAAAAATGTTTGAAAGTGCCGCCAGGGAAGAAAAACAATGGGCCTCTTACTTGTTTAAAGATGGTTCAATTATTGGTTTAAATGAATCAGTACTTCATGAATATATTGATTGGCTTTGTATGTCAAGACGCAAAGCTATTGGCTTACCTTATGACAATGTAGGGAAGAATCCGATTGCCGGATGGACACAAGCCTGGATGCAAAGTGAAAGTGTTCAAGTCGCACCACAAGAACATGAAATTACTAGTTATAAAATTGGTGCTAGTAAAAACGATTTGGATGACATGGATTTAGGAGACCTGCTTTGAGAATAGGAATTGTTTCAGGATACTTTAATCCAATTCACACTGGTCATTTGGACTATATACAGGGTGCAAAAGAAAAGTGTGAATGGCTTTACGTTATTGTAAATAATGACAATCAGGTAAAACTTAAAGGCTCTACCAACTTTATGGATGAGGTTTCAAGGCTTAGAATTATAAACGCTTTGGAAGCTGTTCATATGGCTATACTTTCTATAGATGAAGATCATACTGTTGTAAAGTCCATTCAAAAAATTTACAATATGCATTGTGATGATCCATTTGTAAATGGTATATATTTTATGAATGGAGGAGATAGGGCCGGAGATAATACTCCAGAAGCAGAATTTTGTAAGCAAAATGGAATATATCTACGCTACAATGTTGGAGGCGAAAAAACCACATCGTCTAGTCAATTGCTAGGAAAAGTTAAAGAAGACTACAATGGAGAATAGTTCGGTAGTTTTAAACAAGGAACAATAACGAATAATATGGGAAACAAAGTTGAGCTATTGGGTTATTATGGTTCTGACACTGTGATTGCTTGCAGTGCCTGGACCTCCACAAGCAGAAACCTAACTGATGAAAAGCGGGCAAGAATCCCTAAACTAATTGATATGTTGTGGAGTAATGGTCACGAGACTCCATTTGAAAAAGGTGTTGTGCATTTTCTAGTTGATACCGAAATCGCCAGTCATATCCATCTTTTGAAACACAGAATCAGTAGTCTTAACGCTGAATCCGCCAGATACAAAGAACTTCAAGAAAATAAATACTACCTACCAGAAGATTGGCCCGATGACTGGGCAGCAAAACTTGAAAAGTATACAATGATGGGTAATGATCTATACCATGAAGCCATTGCCGAACTCGAACCTATTTTAGGACGCAAAAGAGCAAAAGAATCGGCCAGATTCTTCAAGACTTATAACAGTCAGATTCAGGCTGATATAATGTTCAATATGCGGAGTTTTGCCAACTTTCAGAAGCTTAGAAATAGTGAACACGCCCAGATAGAAATCAGAGATATAGCTCAGCAAATGTGGGACTTAGTAGAATCAATTGACGGACAACCCTTCAAATTTACACTAGACATAATTAGGAGATCCATGGATGCATAAAAAGAATGTATATAATGCCTTGTTGAGTCAAGCTAAAACTGATCGCTTTCAAGCTTTGACTAGTTTGAAAATTATGCTAGATTTCCCAGCGGGTATTGGAGATCATAGCACATCAGATCTCCATAATAATTTGAACGAAGCATTATCCAAATTGGCTGATGCTGATGGTAGAATTGAGACATTAAAAAGATATCAATCGGAGTTATTTTAAATGGACCAACAAAATTATGGGATTATTCACGGCTTTATTAATGGAATATTAGAGAGATTTGGTATTGATGAAGAATTGATAAAACAATTATCGAATATTGTGGGTGGAGTAGTAAAGAATGTCGAAGTCAATGAAGTCGGAGACGAGACATATATTACGATTCATTTAGACAAGATACATTTCAAGTTTAAAAAATGAGGATAAAATGAGTCTAGAGAATTATGTTGAAAAGATCAAACAATGGCATCATGCCAGAAACCTTATTGAAGGATCTACAGATAAAGACCAGTTCTGCAAACTAGCCCAAGAAATGGGAGAATTATCGGACAATTTATGCAGGGGTAAAGATATTTCTGATGATATTGGTGATATGATGGTGGTTTTGATTAATATTGCAGAACGAAATAATCTTTCACTAGTTGATTGTTTAGAACAAGCGTGGAATGATATCAAGGACAGAAAAGGCAAGATGGTAGATGGAATTTTTATTAAAGAAAGAGACTGAATGTGTATAAAGCATAGAATAATAATTGATTGTCCGTAAGGAAGCAAAATGAGCGATCCATTTACTACACCAAATAATAGAATATTTTATGCCTGTCAAGGCGTTTGGACTGGAGATGGCGGAACGGGTGCAACTAACTGGCTACCTGGAGTTCAGGCTATAGGTATCAATAGAGAAATAGCTCCTGAAACACTTTTTGATAATGGTAGATTAAACCAAACTTTTACTAGATATGGTAAAACAAATTTTGTTATAACAATTTCTAGAACGCTACCGCTTGCAGGCAACGGTTCTGGATTTTTTTATAAGACATCTCAAAGTACCTATGAAGCCGGTCATTTACTTAGCTCAAACGGAGTCGGTCCAGGTGGTGAATCTGTAAAAGATTATGATATAGCTATTTTTTATGGTTCAGATTCTTTAAACAATATTGGTGCTGCCGGGTTAGGAGCAGAATATTCTGTCTATATATTTAAACATTCATTATTGACCAATATATCGTACAATATAAGTGTCGATGGAACTATAACAGAAGATCTTACTTTTCAATCCCAAATGTATGATCAATTAAATGATTCTACATGGACTGACTTCTCTGATGCGGCAAGCTCTGCTGGTTCATTACCACAAGGTGCCCAAAATTTAACCAGAAAAGACATTGATATATCGAACTGTATATTTCCAAAAGAGGTAAATGAAGCATTCAATATAGGTAATGAGTTTCAAGGATCTCCAATTTTTGGACTACAAAGTATCAATATAGATTGTTCTTTTAGCTACAGAGACCTTCCAGATACTGGCGTGTGGAGAGGTAGTGATACGTCCTCAGAGGTTAACAGATGGAAGGTTATGGAATTACCAGTTGCAATAACGGCTAGTTTTACAGGTCTTGTTAGATCTCACTATTTTGTAAGCAGTGCAGATCAAAATCACACCCTTACAGACACCTACCATACAGCAGGAACATATGGAGCTGAAAACAAAGGTATTGGTAAGTATCAAACAAATCGACAAATTCGTATTTTAACAAATATACTTTATCCAGAATCTAGCCCAACTGATCTTTTTCAATGGGATTTAAGTAATAGAAATTATTTGACAAGTTTTGATGTAACGGGAGGTGATACCGGAGGTGGAAATATAGAAGCAACACTTAGTTTTCAAAATGATTGCAGTGATTTATTTTTATATCAAGGAGCGACAGCACAAAATTATGTCCCGTTAGATGGTGCAATCTATTAATCTTTTGTAGGGAGATAGCATGGGTCGTAAACGATCATCTCAGAAACAGCCAATTAGACCTTCTAGAAAAAAACTAAAACCCAAAACGGAGAATCAAGAAAATTATATTATATCTATGGCGGAACAGGATATAACATTTTGCTCTGGTCCCGCCGGATCTGGAAAAACTGCTGTAGCAGTAGGAATGGCTTGTGAATATATCTTATCAAACAAAGTAGAAAAAATTGTTATAACTAGACCAGTTGTAGAATCCGGTAGAGGTATTGGATTTTTACCCGGAACTTTAAATGAAAAAATTCACCCGTACATGGTTCCGACTATAGAAGAAATAAAACTATACTTGGGCGTAGAAACACACAACTCAATGAGGGCAACAAATACTATAGAAATATGCCCACTAGAGTATATGCGTGGAAGAAATTTTCATAATACATTTATGATACTTGACGAAGCCCAAAATGCAACCTTTGAACAAATTAAAATGTTTTTAACACGTATTGGGATTGGCTCAAAAGCTGTTATAAACGGAGACCTAGATCAAACAGACCTTAGAGGTGATGCTTTTGGTGGCTTAAAAAGATGTATGTCTTCTTTAGAAAATCTAGAAGGTGTGGCGATATGCGAACTAACAAATGAAGATATTGTTAGAAATGATATCATATCTAAAATTTTGACTAGATTGCAATAATTTGTTGTTTTACGGGATACTATAAACGATAATAAAGTAACCCGATTCTTTATATATTATTGGAGAAGTTATGCCAACTTATGACTTTGAATGTGAACCCTGTGCATATCATACAGAAATAAAACAGGGTTTTAATGATCCTAGTACTTTAAAATGCCCAATATGCGGAGAAGAAACTTTAAATAAAATCTTTATAACAGCTCCAACAGTTTTTGTTAGGGGTGAAGCCACGACTATAGGGCAGTTAGCCGATAGAAATACACAGCAAATGAGTAACATGGAACTAACGGCCAAAAGAGAGGGTGATAAATTACAGAAAAAGGTTAGCAGTGAAGTGCAAAAGAAAAGAGAACAACACAGAGCTATTCAATCTATGACTCCTGAACAACAAACGCACTATATAAAAACAGGAGAAACGCCTAAATAATGGAAAAACAATCCCCATCTTCTTTTTCAGAGCTAATGGAGATAGCTAGAAAAAAAGAATTAGAAAAATTTGAATCAACACCAAGAAAAGATTTCCCACATATTGCTGTTCTTACCTTTAAAATAGAAGTAAGATCTCTTGCTAATGATAACATGATGGGTGAATCTATTCTAAGTAACCAAGAGTTAAGAAAATTTGGAATGAGCGACAAGGCTAAAATACATATCAAGGGAGCTACAGAATCAGAATGTATTTGTAAAGTAAAAAACATGTTGGAGAACTTAAATGTCGAATCAAGAAAATGAATTTGTTAGAATGGGCATCCCCGATCCCGATGAAGTAATAACTAAATTCATTGGCAAGGATGGACTTGAATGTGAGGAATATTCTAGCTTTGCTAAAAAGTCACTCACAACAAGTGGTACTTCTCAATACTTTGTAAGAGTTGGCAGGGGTGAGCTTATTGATCCATATGGAATAGACGACAATTTGAGTAGAAAACGCATATCGGATGTGTTTAAGTTTAAAAAGGTTAATAAAAAAGCTTTTGATGCTTTTGTTAAGTATCTGAATAGCAAAAATAAAATACACTTTACCACTGCAAGAAGAATTTTACTATCGGAGAGATAAAATGAAAAAAGGTCCACTTTCAAATTCTGAAAAGAAATACATTGAAGAAAATCATCAATATCTTAAATCTAGTGCTATGGCTACAGCTTTAAATAGATCTGTAGCAATCGTTGAAAGATATCTAGATAATTTGGCAAACCCAGAAACTCCAACAAAAGCACTATATGCTAAAGATGAAGAGCGTGGAGTTACAATATCTACAATGGAAGCCTCCATGGCCTCCGATAAAAAGCAGGAAAGAAGAAAGGAAGCCGCAAATGGCGTCCCTCCACGTTATGGAAGGCATATTCATAAAATAAAGTGAGATAATAAGTATGAACACTAAAGTTTGCAAAACATTTGATGCATATATGCGTCATATGACGCATAATGAAATTACAATGAGTTGGAAGGCTGAAATGTTGGACGGTAGTGTTATTTGGGGTGATTATGAAAGACCAGGATATGAAAAGTGCTGGGAAAGATTTAAAATGTATTGCGAAGACAATAAAACATCTCCCACCTCAATTAAATTATACATGTTTGGTATGCCTGAATATACTTTTTTTGAAGACCCCGAAGGCTTAGATGGATTTTCAATTATGAGAGGTTGTTCAAGAGACCAATCTCTGGATGGATCTCATCAAGATTTTCAATTTTTGTCTGTGTCATTATTGCGACCTGAATGCGATAAAGTGGACGTAAGAAAGTTTATATGGCCGGAAACAGATCTTGAGCCAGAAAAAGAAATTAGAGAAGTTGTCGAACAGTCTATCAATCAAATGATTTTTAAACATGACTCAAAAAAAATCAAACACGCAAAAATACAAGAGTATATCAACGGGGCAGCCGTGTAGCTCGGCTCAATATATTGCAGAACTAGTCTGCATCAGACGTGCCGAGAAAGAAAATAAGGGTAGCCTAGCTTACAAATTTTGGAACAAAGGCGATACTTATCAAATACAAGTTCGTGTCGCACATAAATTAATAAAAAAGTATGGAGAGAAACCAATTCTTCACTATTTAAATAGCCCAAGCGGATCAAATGTGTATTCATTGGGCTTTTTGCATAAAACTAAAAAGTTTGTTTTAGCTTTAGATTTTGTAAAAAAAGGTATAGAGAAATCTAAAAAAATTACAGATACTGAAGATGCTAGACCTAAAAAGGTTGTAGAAAAACTAGAGGGTGAATACAAGCCCCGTAAATCATCACCAAATAAAAAAAGTTTATTATCTAAACTAAGGAAGGCAGATGGCAGTGGCAAATAAGTTACCAGATTACTTAAAAAAGTCCGCAAAAGACTATGGTCAAATTATCAAAACGGGGGCCGAGGTATTACAAGAAAAAAGTAACTATGAAATAATATCTGTCGGCCCCGCAATTGACATTGCACTTGGAGGCGGGATCAAAGAAGGAAGCTGGGTCACACTGACAGGAGATCCTAAATCTGGTAAAACCACCACAGCTATGCAAATTGCTGCCAACTGTCAAAAGTTAGGTAGAAATGTAATCTATATTGATGCCGAGGGAAGATTCAAAGATATGAATTTTCAAGTTGACGGTCTTGATCCAGAAAAGATGTTGATTATGGCACCTGAAGACAAACCGATCCCCGCTGAAAAATTTCTAGAATGGGCATACCTAATGATGAGTCATCCAGACAATCATGGTGCTGCTGTTATTATTGACTCTATTTCTTCTCTTATTCCAGAAAAAGAATTAGATAATGACTTTAGTCCAGGTCGTGCAGGATTGCCCAAAATTCTTAGTATTTTTACCAAAAAGGTGGGCCAATTGTTACCAAGGCAACGTGGACTAGTAATAGCGATTACGCATTATATCGCTAACACATCTGGATTTGGCAAAGCTAAAATGGCTGATGGCGGCAATAAAATACAATATCAAGCAGATACAAGAATGGAAATTGCTGGTGGTGGAGAAAAGGTTTCGGCGGTGAAGTTTTGGGATGATGACGACGGTAAAAAAATTGGACAACTTGTAAATTGGAAAATTATTTGTTCATCAATGGGACCGCCTGGAGGCCAAGTACAAAGCTATATTCGTTATGGACATGGTATTGATAAAACACAAGAAATACTAACTTTAGCATTAGATATAGGTTTGATAAACAAATCCGGTGCTTGGTTCACCTGTAGTTTCTTAGAAATGTATAAAGATATAGCTAAAGAAATATTTCCAGATATTGATGTTGAAAATGACGAAGAGTTATTTTCCATTAAGGCTGGCAAGTTTCAAGGTCAAAACAAATTGTATGATTTTTTAAAATCTAATCCCGTTCTAGTAGACGTGTTAGAAAAATTGATAAAGGAAGGATTGTCCAAATGAACATGTGGAAATACAAGAAAGAGGGATTGATTAACAGCAATGTATTTTGCAATCTTTACAAATGTTGTAAAAAAATAAATGCACAAGATTTACGACACGGCACAAAAACCAAAACGCACCAAGCTATACAAAATGAATTAGATTTATCCCTAGACAGTAACAAGACTTTGATTACTCACGCTGGAGATTGGGGAATTAAAAAAACTCAATGTAATATTTCATTTGACTCAATATACTCTTATACGATTGAAGACGCTGCTCATGGAGGAGTATATTTCAATATAGAAATAGATTCAATACTTCCTCATGTAAGACGCTGGTATATGACTAATATGGGACAATTTCTTCATAGGAAAATATACCCATTACCCATAGGAGTTAATCATGGTGAAGACTGGAATGCTATTGACATACAAGAACTTAGATCTATACCCAAGGAATATCTATGTTATGCAAACTTTACTATAACCTCTCCATATAGAATTAGAGTAGCCGAATGGTGTTGGCAGCAACAATTTATTGATTGTAATTTTCCTAAAAGATATGATACCCAAGATGTAGAATTAAACATGGGAATCCTCAAAGGAGATAGAATGCCATTCGTTGACTTTATGAAAGTATTGGCATCTTATAATTTTGCTATTTCTCCTACTGGAAATGGACTAGATACATTTAGAACTTGGGAATGCATCTTATGCAACACGGTTCCTGTAGCAATGGATAATTGGATGAATAGAATCTTTTCTAAGATCTGGCCCATGATACTTGTAAGTAGATATGAATTTAGTAATGTTTACAAGCTCATTCAAGATTTTTATGAAGAGCATGGTCAAGTAGATTATGACTATTCATTGTTGTTAGAAGAAAATTTTGAAGAACTATTAGACAGAGTGCAATATGAAAGTAATAGGATTAGACGGAAAAAACTATAAATGGAATCCCAAATCTGGAGGTGGGAAAAGATCTAAACTACATAAAAAAGCCAAAAGGGCTCTTGATATATGGTATCCGTATGATAGAATATTAGAGGAAGTTTCACTTCCGGGCACTAAAACTTCAATAAGAAAAAGCGTTTTACGTGCTGATCTTTATATACCAAACAGAAATCTAATTATTGAAGTTCACGGCGAACAACATTTCAAGTTTAATAAATTTCATTATAGAGATAAGCTCTCCTTTTTTCGTGCCCAGGCAAGAGATAGAGACAAATTAGAATGGTGTAGAATCAATGAAATTATAATTGTAACATTTAATTATGACGAGAATGAAAATGAGTGGAGAGCAAAAATTAACTAAGTTTATACAAGCTGTAGAGGACTGGACAAAATCTAAATATCTAGCACCAGTAAATCCTCCAGAAGATATAGAACTTGTTCTTAATGCTAGTACTGATGATATAAAATCTTGGAATTCGGAAACTTGTAACATTAATGCTTTTAAATTATATGCTTATGCTGAATACATTGAGACAGAAAACACTAAAGAAAAAAATATTTTGGAATGGTCAGAATCATCAATCTGGTTTATAATAAGTGGAGTGCTAAATCAATATGGCGGACAGTACTCTAAGTGGCAAGAAAAGTATTATGGTGCCGTTAGAGAAAATCCACTAGCATCAGAAATATTAAAAATTAAAAATCATGCGGAAGCTAGAGTAAGAACCCTAGATGGAAAACATAACAGGATTATTAAAATGGCAGAAACACTAAGTAATATAGCTAGGAGAAAATAATGAGCGACGACATCATTAAAAGTCTTCTGGACACATTAACTCCAGAACAAAAAGCAGAACTAGCCCAAAGTCTTTTAGATACACAACAACAAGAAACTAAGTCTGTGTATAAAAGAAATCCACCAAAAGAAGATGACAATAATCAGTTCGTAATGAACGACAAGGTAAGCAAAGTAACGCCTGAACCCGTTACTAAACGTAAGAGATATAATCAATTCTCAGATGATGGAACAGAACATAAAGATAAGGAGAATAAAACCCCTCCAATTCAACCAACAGAACGCAGAAGACCTGCCTTTAAAAAAATAGAACAGGTTTGCTCTCGTTGCAGCAAGACAGTAGAAGTCCACCCCCAACATGCCCGCGAATTTTATGTGTGTGATAGATGCCTAAGACGATAACAAAATTAGCAGATTTAGCTTCAGAACGTGCTGTATTGGCTGCCTTATGTCAATACGGTCTTGATGCATATTTAGAAATAGACTTTATTAGTTCTGATGATTTTACAGATTCTATGAACGCTTTAATATTTGAATGTGTTTTTAAATCTATCTCAGAAAATACTCAAGTTGAACTTTCTTCCATCCTATCTGCTGCAAATGATTTAGGTGTAGAGGAACAAGTAAATAATAAAGAAGAAATAGGCTTTATACGTTCTTTATTTAATTTTCCTATACATAAATCAAATGTAGGAAGTTATGCAGCCAAGATTGCTAAATTAAAACTTTCAAGAGATCTTCTACAAACACTCAAAGCGTGTGAAAAGGAATTAGGCAGTATTAGTGGCGAAGAGGATGTAATGGACATCGTTGCCAAAATTGAAGAACCTTTACTGGAAGCTACTGGGGATATTTATCAATCATCCAGTAAAAAAACAGAGATTCTAGGAGAAGGTTTAGATGATTACTTGGATTTCTTAGCGAACAATGTGTCAGATTTTATAGGGATACCTTCAGGGTTTCCCGCATATGATACTGCAATTGGTGGTGGTTTTCGCAGAAAATGTGTTGATCTGATTGCAGCACGACCAAAGGTTGGTAAATCAATGTTTGGCGATGCGGTTGCACTTCATGTAGCCTCTAAGGAAAACATACCAGTCCTTGTTCTAGATACAGAAATGTCTAAAGAAGACCATTACAATAGAATCTTAGCTAATCTATCAGGAATAGAGATAAATAGAATTGCCAGTGGTCGATTTACAGAAAACGAAATAGAAAAAGAAAAAGTACAAACAGCCGCTCAAAAACTTAAAGAGATTCCTTATCATTATATTAGTATTGCCGGTGAATCATTTGAAAATATTCTAAGTCAAATGAGGAAATGGATTTATCAACATGTTGGCTTTGATGAAAATGGAAGAACTAATGATTGTTTGATTGTCTATGACTATCTCAAACTCATGGGATCGGAAGGTATCAATGCTGCAATGCAAGAATACCAAGTTTTGGGTTTTCAAATTACGAAACTCCACAACTTTATGGTTAAGTATGATGTAGCATGTTGTGCTTTTGTACAACTTAATCGTGATGGCATAACAAAAGAATCTACAGATGTAGTATCTGGTTCTGATAGACTTATTTGGCTATGTACAAGTTTTTCAATATTCAAATTAAAATCAGATGAAGAAAAAGCGGAGGATGGAACTCAAAATGGAGACAGAAAAATTGTTCCAGTGGTTGCTAGACATGGAGAGGGCTTGGATGATGGCGATTATATCAGTATGACAATGCACGGTAGATTTGGTAGAATTGAACAAGGTTTAACAAGAAACGAAATTCATGAAAACAACGCAAACAGACAGCAGGGATTTGAAACACAGGAGATTGACGAAGGAGAAGATCTCATCTCTGTGTGATGAAACACTTTTAAAAATTCAATCTTTGTTAGAATATTTTGGAATAGACTACGTTGAGTATCCAAATCGAATCGCTTTTCCATGCCCCGTACATGGGGGTGATAATAGAGAAGCGTGCTGTATATTTACTGATGGATTGACCAATAAAGGTAACTGGGCTTGCTGGACACATAATTGTCATGAAGAATATATTAATAATCTTTTTGGTTTTGTTAGAGGTTGCTTATCTCAACAAAGAGAAAGATCTGTAAGTATGAATGAAACAGCAGATTTTTTATGTCATTTTTTGAAAAAAGATCTAGAATCTTTAGAAATTCCCCAACAACACCATGCTAAAACTATAGATATATTCAACCGTTCAATATCTAGAAACAAATCAGATGTAACAAGATCATCAATACAACAAAAGTTAGATATACCCGCAAAATATTATTTGCAAAGAAATTATACTGAATCAGTATTAGAGTGTTTTGATGTTGGTGAATGTTTAAAAGAAAATCAACCAATGTCCGGTAGAGTCGTTGTTCCAATCTACGATGAAGACTACAATTATGTAGGCTGTGTAGGAAGAGCGATTAAAGAACACCTACAACCAAAATGGTTGCACAGTAAAGGATTTACTAAAAATATTTTGTATGGATTAAATTTAGCCAAAAATAAAATATTTGAAACACGTACCGCTATTATTGTTGAAGGACAGGGAGATGTTTGGAGAGCTGTTGAAGCCGGGTTAGATATGACGGTTGGCATCTTTGGCTGTAGTATTAATGAAGACCAATTAATTCTGCTAGAACAAAGCGGAGCATTAAATTTGATAATCCTAACAGATTATGACGATGCTGGAAAGAAAGCTTCTGAACAAATTATTAAAAAGTGTGGTAGAAGATTTAACTATATCAGACCAGATATGCCAGACGGTATAAAAGATATTGGAGATCTTACAGTGGAACAAATTAAAGAACTTATCTATCCTCAAATTAAGGAATTAATTAATGAACACTAGAATTTTAGCATTTGCTGGTGCTAAACAGGCCGGAAAATCAACTTGTTGCAACTTTTTGCATGGATATCAATTACGTGCTCAAGAAGTGGTCCAAGATTTCTTTATTGATAATCAAGGAAAATTAGCTGTAAAAACTGAAATCCTTTTAGCTGAGGGCAAAAAAGAAGTTGGAGATACATATATAGATTTAAATCGAAAAGACGCAGAATTCATAGAATGGGCTATTTACCATATGTGGCCATTTGTAAAAAAATATTCTTTTGCAGATTCTCTAAAAGATATAAGTGTAGGATTGTTCGGATTAACTAACGAACAAGTGTACGGCACAGAGGCTTATAAGATGCAGCAAGTACCTCATCTTAGATGGGAAAACATGCCAGGAAGGTCTAAAAATAATCGTAAAAAGTCTGGACCAATGACAGTCCGTGAATTTCTACAATACTTTGGTACAAATATTTGCAGGAAAATGTATGAACCGATATGGATTAATCGGTGTATTAAAAACATACAAGAAGAAGAATCCTTGTTGGCTGTTATTGATGATTGTCGTTTTGGCAACGAAATTAAAGCTATACAAGAAGCTGGAGGAAAAGTAATAGCTTTAACCAGACGCCCATATGAAGACAGTCACGCTAGTGAACAAATTATTAAAGAAAATCCCGATGCATTTGATGTGATTATTGACAATAAAGATATGGATATAAAAGATCTTTGTGTAGAGGTGATAAAACAATTAAATGAATGGGGCTGGCTGGGAGAACCCACGGTGACTAATCATAAAAAAGGACTCCATACTATAAAGGCAAAAGATTGATAGTAACATATATCCGAAGTTCATCTTATAATAACTATGATTATTGCCAAATGCAATTTTTTATGACCTATGTATTAGGACATCAAACAACATCTGGGAAAAAAGCACAACTAGGAACGATTGTTCATAAGGTTATGGAGATATTAGCCTCTTGTAAAAAACAACTTCAAGATAATAATAATAATAAAAAAAGTTTATTTATAAATGATGATGCAATTGGTAAGGTGAATTTTACAGCTAAAAACCTATTTACAAAAACCCTTGTTACTAAAATATTAGATCGAAGTTATGATCATTATACAAGCAACTGCATACATAAATATACGGGGTCTGATAAAAAGTTTTGTAGAAAGCTAACTGATCAAGCACTAGAATATCATAATGGACAATTCGACCCCAGAAAAAGAAACATCGTAGAAGCGGAGCCTCAGTTTGATATTCCGATTGATCGTGACTGGGCAAAATTTAAATACAAGACGCCAGACGGTAAAATAACGGAGTGTCAATTAGCGATCAAGGGAACAATTGACCTTGTTACTGAAGTTGACGATGGAATTATTGAAGTTATTGATTGGAAAACTGGACAACGTAAAAACTGGGCTACTGGAGAAGAAAAAACATATGAAAAGTTAATTGAAGATCCTCAGTTGCTTTTATATCACTATGCAATTTCTAAACTGTACCCTGACTATGATCAGGCAATTATGTCTATATTTTTTATTAGGGATGGTGGCCCATTCAGTATGTGTTTCGATCAAAATGATCAAGAAAAATTTCTAGGAATGCTAGAACAAAGATTTAAACAAATTCAACGCAATGATTTTCCGCAACCATGCTCTAGGAATAGGACTAGTTTTAAATGTACAAAATTATGTGATTTTTATAAAAAGAATTGGCCCGGAACAAACATCTCAATGTGCGAACATGTAGAAGAACATCTTAAGGCATTTGGTTATGATGATACTGTAGAAAAATGCACTAAGGAAGGATTTAATATTGGACATTATGAGGCACCGGGATAGTATAACACTACTTGTTGAACTTTACGAATCTGAGTTTTCACAAAGAAACGAAGAATTTTCTAAAGTATTGCAAAAAAACATAGAGTGCGAATATATTGATAGCATAATCGTTTTTGCCGATAAAGATGTGAGTCTTTGTAAAGATCAAAAAATAACACGCATTCCAACAAAGAAAAGAATGACCTATGCAGACTATTTTACATATTGCAACAACAATTTTTGTGAAAATACAATATACATAATTGCAAATAATGATATTTACTTTGACAATACCCTAGCCCAACTTGAAGGCATTAAAGAAGATTATTTTGTTTGTTTGACCAGATGGAACACTTACGATAGTGAAACTGAAATACAAGGGCACGAAGCTTTTTCTCAAGATGTGTGGGCATTCAGAAAAAAAATACCAGAAGAAATGATAAACACATCTTTCTTTTATCAAGGTACACAATGTTGCGATAATCATATTTGCTTTTTAGCTATTGTAAATAATTTTAAAGTTATTAACCCATGTCACTTAATAAAATCATATCATGTTCATCAGGGTGCAGAACAAAGAACCTACGATATAAAACACAGAGAGATTTATAATACAATGCTTTTGTCTACAGTCGATCCATCTGACTCTCTGGAATACAAATCTAAAAATGTTGGTAGTTTTTTTTCTATGAACGACAACTCTATGAATGGTGCTGGGAGACTTTGTTCTGATTATTACATCCAATACATACAACAAGTATACCAAGAAACATTTAAATTAAAGTTATTAAAATACAACAAATTAAAAAAAGAACACAAAGATAAACCTATGGTAAAACATGTGAGTTTTTAGACATCTATAATTGACAAACAAAAGACTGTATAGTATAATAGGGAAACATCTATTAAATAATTGAGGAACATTATGTGGAATCCCATTAATTGTAAAACTCACTTCAGTCTACAGCATGGGTTTTGTAAAACGGATAAGTTGGCAAAACGTTGCTCTGAATATGGTTACTCGGCCTGTGGTATTGCGGACTTTGGAACCGTATCTGGTGCTGTAGAATTCCAACAAGACTGCAAAAAACATGGAATTAAACCAATCATCGGATGTCAATTTGATGGGTATATTTTATATGCAAAAAACAAAAACGGCTGGTTCGACCTTGTTAGATATGTTTCAAATCAAAATCTTAATGTACTAAAAGAAGTTGCCGCCAATGGTAATGTTCTATGCGTGACATCAAATGTAAACGGATTTGCAAATCTCTTTAAGGGTAATCATATACAGCTTGACTATGAGCCGCAGGCAATCTATTATGTTGATCAGAGTGATGCTGAGTGCCATAGAATCATGCTTTGTGGTAAGCTCAAAACCACTCTAAAGAAAATCAAAAACGTTGAACATGACTATGAACAGTTTTTTAACGGCGATGATCAGTGGTACTTGCAAACATCAGGTAGAGAATCAGACGTTTCTAAAATTGTAGATCGCTGCGAAGAATATGATCTTGCAGATCAGCCCTCATTTCCCACCTTTGATTGCCCCGAGGGATTTGATGAAGATGAATATCTAACAGAACTTTGTCGAGAAGGATGGAAAACAAAACTAATACCTAGTGACAAGGTATCAAATGCCACTAACAGGAATATTTATGCAGAAAGAGTAAAACATGAACTTAAGGTTATTTTTAAGGCTCAACTTTCTGGCTACTTTTTAATTGTACAAGATATTATAAGTTGGGTAAAATCACAAGGTTGGCTCGCTGGTCCTGGTCGCGGATCTGCTGCCGGATGTCTTGTTTCTTATTTGCTAGATATCACAGAGGTTGACCCGATAGAATATGATTTAATCTTTGAAAGATTCTATAACGAAGGTAGAAACACAGACGGGAATATTGCAATTCCAGATATTGATATGGACGTTCCCGCTGAACATAGGGATGAAGTTATTGATTATATGAAACAAAAATATGGCGAACAAAACGTAGCACAAATGATTACATTCGGTAGACTACAGGGTCGTTCTGCTGTAAAAGAAGTATTAAGGATAAACGAAGCTGTGTCTTTTGCTGAAATGAATGAGATAACAGATAGTATACCTGATGAAGCCAAGATTTCCGACCAGCTTGAATTGATGGATGACAAATCTGTTATTAGGTGGACACTTGAAAATGAACCTGAAAAATTGAAGAACTGGGTCTTCTACAATGAAGATAAACTTGACGGGCCTTTGGCTAATCTATTTGAGCAAGCTATAAATATCGAAGGAACAAATAAGTCTCAGGGAAAACACCCTGCCGGAGTTGTAATATCTCAACACGTTTTATCAAATGTTTGTCCCATGACTGTTGACAAATCTGGAGATCCAGTTGTAGCCTTTGAAATGAATGCATTAGAAACTCAAGGACATGTAAAGTTTGACGTTCTTGGAATTGACCTACTTTCTAAAATAATGGAGATTTGTGAAGATGAGTAATTACTTTGAAATATATCGTGCTGTTGTCTTTGATGGTTCAGCCGTAGAATCCAATGGAGTATCTTTGTGTAATTTAGAAAACTTTATGCATAATTTTGTACCGAGGGCTAAATATCAAGTTTGTTCTGACAGATTAAATTTTCATTCTCTTTATTACAACATTGATGATGCTGTAAAGAAATTTATAGAACTAAAGCAAAAGAGAAGAGTTTCATGAATATAAGTGTAACCTTTTGTGTAACATGCTGCGATAAAGATGTTCATTACTTAGATCAATGTATTAAATATATAAAATCTCAAACCGTAAAACCTGAAGAGGTAGTGGTTATATGTAGCGGTCTTGCAGATACTAACGCTATTGATCAATTATTTAATAAATGCAAAAAAAACAATTATATTGTTTATAATTATTCTAAAAAACGACTACTACCAGGGTGGGCAAGAAATACAGGAGGACATATTAGCACAAGCGATGTGGTTTGTTTTTGTGATGTAGATGATGCAATTCACCCACAAAAATGCGAATATGTAAAAAAAGTTTTTAAATATAGCAAAGTTTCTGCTTTAATTCATAACTACCATACGCCAGAATCATTCGAGGGATGGGAAGAATTAAATTTTGTATATGAATCAATTGAAAGAGTTGAAAGAATTGATGTAGGATGTACCAACATTAGAACAAAAAAAGATGAAGATGTTGCACATGGTCCAATATCATGTAGAACAAATATGTTGATTAATAAAGAAATTACTTATGATGAAACAATATCACTAGGAGAAGATGGTATTTTTTGCCAGGATATTGTACGTCATCCAGAACATCGCTTATACTATACACCTCAAAAACTTATGGTTTATCTATGAAACTTATAAAAATACCAGTTGCACAAATAAAAAGAGAGATTAATAAATTAAACAAATCTAGTATAGTAGAGGAAAAATCATACAATGAATTATCGTGATATCATCGTATTCGACTTTGAGACCACAGGTCAGAATCCTTACAAGTGTCAGCCAACCCAGATTGCTGCCGTTGCTATCCACGCACGTAAATTGGAGCTGCAACCAGGAGGAATTTTTGAAAGTAAAATGCGATGTATTGTAGATGATGAGAAAGCAATCGCTGCTGGATTTGACCCTGTAGAAGACAAAGCTTTGGAAGTAACTAGAAAAACCAGGGCAGAAATTGCGAAAGGTCCAATGCCTAAAACTGTATGGAAAAAGTTTGCTCAATTTTGCGACAAATATAATTGGAAGGGTACATCTTTTACAGCACCAATCGCAGCTGGCTATAACATTAATGGCTATGACATGCCCATTGTTGAAAGATTGTGCCAAGCTTTTGGACCTGTTGATGAGAAGAAAGGTAAACAAAAAATTTTTAATCCTGTTTTTACTATGGATGTTATGCAGCATATTTATTGTTGGTTTGAAAATAATGCTGACGTAAAAGGTTATAGTATGGATTATCTTCGTGACTACTTTGGTATGCCTAAAGACAATGCCCACGATGCCTTGCAGGATGTCAAAGATACTGCTAACATTTTGATTAAGTTTTTGAAGATGCAAAGGAACTTGTCTAAGAAGATCAAATTTGAAAAAGCTTTTGCCAGTGGAGAAATATATGTCAAATAATATAGGTCATTTTTATAACAAGATTCAAGGATGGTTTGATTTTCACCACCTATATCAAAATCAAGTTATGAAAGCTCCATCAATTGGTGCTAAGTTTGTTGAAGTTGGTTCTTGGAAAGGTGCCAGTTCTTCATTTATGGCAGTAGAAATTGCCAACTCACAAAAGGAGATTGACTTCTATTGCGTAGATACCTGGAGTGGAAGTCAGGAACATTTAAATAAAGACTCTTCTCATTATGACCCTAGAATAAAAGAAAAAGACTGGCTTTACAATAGATTCATAAAAAACATGAAACCTGTTGAAGACTACTATACGGCTATTAGAAAAGAATCTATAGAAGCTGCAAAAGATTTTGAAGATAAATCATTAGACTTTGTTTTTATAGACGCTTCTCATGATTATAATAATGTGCTTGCTGATCTTACAGCTTGGCTTCCTAAGTTAAAAGGTCCGTCTGGATTATTCGGACATGATATATGGACAAAAAGTGTCAGGAACGCTGTAAATGATTTTTGCAAAGAAAGCAATTTACTAATGAGAGTGCATGGGAAAGGTTGTTGGGGCATATTTGAAGAAACAAAGGTACTTCAATGAGTTTTGATATTAATAATTTTGACGATCCTGAAGTTTGGGATCTCATTTGCGATGGAAATACTAAAGGTGTTTTTCAGTTAGAGTCTAATCTAGGCAAACATTGGGCAAAAGAAATTCAGCCCAGAAACATTAAAGAATTAGCGGCTCTGGTAAGTCTTATTCGTCCTGGTACTTTGTTGGCTAGAGATGCTAACGGAAAAAGCATGACCCAGGTTTATGCTGATAGAAAAGCAAAAAAGCCAGACTCTCCACTAGAATACCTCCACGATTCCCTTGAGCCAATTCTTAAAGAAACATTTGGTGTACTTGTTTATCAAGAACAATCTATGATGATTGCACAACAACTTGCTGGTTTCGATTTGAAGGACGCAGACGCACTGCGTAAGGCTATCGGTAAAAAGAAAGCTGATCTTATGGAGAAAGTAAAGAAGTCTTTCCTAGAGGGTGCAGAGAGACAGGGCACTGTCACCAAGGAAATCGCAGAAGAAATTTTCTCATGGATTGAAAAATCAAATCGTTATGCTTTCAATAAGTCTCATGCGGTTTCATATGCTATCAATGCATATTGGTCCGCCTACTGTAAAACACATAGATTAAAGAAGTTTTACAATACTTATTTGAATCGTGCTGATAGAAAACCAGACCCAGATGTTGAGAAGAAGCAATTGATTATGGATGCCAAACGTGCCAATATTGATGTCCTGCCCCCCAGGCTACAACATCTTTACACTAACTTCACCAGAAATACAGAAAAAGATATTGTATACTATGGGCTACAACATATCAAACACGTAGGGGGCAAAGAGTGTGAAAAACTAGAAACTTTAGGCAATGTAAGTGAATATACTTGGCTGGATTGTTTGTTAAAAATTATATACAAATTAAATTTGAATAAAAGATCTACGATAGCGTTAATTTCAGTTGGTGCTTTTAATGGAGCCAATAACCGCGAAAGTCGTCAAAAAATGCTATATGAATTTGATAGCTGGAAGCAACTATCGGCTAGGGAACAAAAGGCCATTGCAGAAAATCATGAAAGCGGCGATCCTTCTGTTTATGCATCAAGTTTGTCAGAAGCTATATCGCACATGACAAACACCATTAAAATTAACTCTAGAAGAATGCCCACAGTACAAGATATCAAAGAATCACTAGACAGTCCATTTTACGATCTTGGAGATAAGGCTGTAACAATCGCAGCAGATGAAGAGAAATATATGAGTTGCAGCCTGACCTGCAATAAAGTTGACGGATTAGATTTAAATATGGTAACAAATTTGTGTCAAGATGTGTCCAGTGGAGTGATAACAAAGAAAGCAAACCTAGCTATAGAGATTGTGCGTGTTAAAATTGTAAAAACCAAACGTGGTAAAAATCCAGGCCAAGAAATGGCCTTTCTTACAGTAGAAGATGGTAGTGGCTCTCTAGAAGATGTTGTCATCTTTCCCGAACCTTACGACAAGTATAAAGATCTATTACTAGATAATAATACGGTATTATTGATGGGAGAAGTAGACAAAAGAAAAAAAACTTCTTTTATTGTAAATCAAGTGTCACAAATTTGAGAAGGAATAAAAGTGAATAAATGTCATTTTCTAGGTAAAGTTACCTATAATCCAGAAATACATCACAAAGAAGAGGTGCCCGTTGTACTTTTTGAGTTGGAAGTAGAGGAATTTAGAAAGGACTACAATGGTGAAAAAATTAGAACTGTTACATATTTGAATTGTGAAGCTTGGGATTCTGCGGCGTTAGCAATCCATAAATATGCAGATTGCGGATCTTTAATGGCGGTAGAGGCTATAGCTAGAAACTCTTCGTTTACGTTAGATGGTATAAAAGATGAGATATTAGAAACATATTTTAGGGTAACTAATTTTAAGATATTACATAAATCATGAGAAAAAAAAGAATTCTTTGGGTAAATGACGCTTCGTGGAAAGGGACGGGTTATGGTGTCTACGGTAAAGAAGTTTTATCTAGGCTTCATAAGGTGCCAGAATTTGAAGTTGCAGAAATTGCATGTTATGTAGATGAAGAAGATCCCAACATTAGTAAATGTCCTTGGAAAGTATATCCAAATAGGCCATTAGGAAGCGATCCTCATTTTGAAACATATGTACAAAATCCAAGTATGATATTTGGCGAAAACACTTTTAATTCTGTTTTATTAGATTTTAAACCAGATATCGTGATGGATATACGCGATTGGTGGATGTTTGAATATCAAGAAAGAAGTGCTTTCAGAGATTTTTTTCACTGGTCAATAATGCCTACAGTTGACGCAACTCCACAAAACCCTCAGTGGCTCAGTACATTTGCAAATGCTGATTCTGTCTTTTCATATTCTGAATTTGGCAGAGATGTGATGTTAGAGCAATCTGACAAAATTAATTTTATTGACGTTGCACCGCCCGCTGCTAGTAAAGAGTTTGATTGGGTGCAAGATAAAAATGCTCATAAAGAGTCTATGGGTATTGATAAAGATTCTATCATCATTGGAACTGTAATGCGTAATCAACGTAGAAAGTTGTATCCAGATCTGTTCAAAATGTTCAGAGGTTTCTTAGATAAAACTAAAAACCCAAACGTATTTCTCTATTGCCATCATTACTATCCAGATATTGGGTGGGAAACGCCCGCATTATTAGATGAGTTTGGTCTAAATAATAGAGTTTTGTTTTCATATTATTGTAATAATTGCGACACTCTTAGTGTAGACTTTTTCCAAGATACTGCATGTTATTGTCCAAATTGTAGTAAATTTTCCAAACGTTTAATTGGTATTGACAATTCAATTACTACAGAACAACTAGCTAAAATATATAATACTTTTGATTTGTATATACAGTATGCTAATAGTGAGGGGTTTGGAATGCCTCAACTAGAGGCCGCTTGTTGCGGTGTTCCATTTATAGCTATGAATTATTCCGCCATGGAATCTGTGGTTAAAAACACAGGAGCTTGGCCGATAGATCCCCTAGCACTCAGTATGGAATGCGAAACAGGATGTTATCGAGCTGTACCGGATAACGAGACAATGATTAATATGCTAAAAACAATTATGGAGCATCCAACTGCACTTAAACCAAAAGGAATAGAAATTGCAAAACGGGCTAGACAAAATTATGATTGGGACAAAACGGCACAAACTTGGATTGATCACTTCAAAACAATACCAATGAAAGATCATTCAGAAACTTGGTTGTCTCCAATACAGATTAAACAACCCGCTACTGATATGCCTAATGACATTATAGATCTAAAAGATCAAGTTAATTATTTTTTCAACAATATACTTCATAAATCGGAATGGATTGGTGGCTATTTCTGGAGTAAGGTAATTAAAGATATTACCTTTGGATATAGAGTTCACAACTCTGAAGATGACTATTATTTTCATGAGTCGCACACTCCTAAAGTTGATAAATACCAACGTTTTAACATGGAAATGGCAGTAAAAGAACTAGTACATTTAAGAGAACAATGGAATCATTGGGAAAAGTACAGAGCTAAAGTCATCCAAAACAAAACAGTGTAATTAAGGAAATTTAGAGTATAATGAAAGTTTTATACATAGGTCATTACCGCGATGGAACTGGCTGGGGAAATGCCGCAATAAATAACATACTAGCAATGGATGCTGCTGGTATTGAAGTTGTACCTAGAGCTGTTACATATGAATCTAAGGACAAAGAATATCCAGATAGAATCAAACAATTAGAATTACAATCCAAAGATAATTGTGATGTAGTGGTTCAGCATACGTTACCTTCTAACTATTGGTATAATGGTAACTATAAAAATATTGGCTTTTTTGCTTGCGAAACTTCTGATTTCAAATCTACAGGATGGCAGCATAACTGCAATCTAATGGACGAAATCTGGGTTCCTAGTTTAATCGCAAAACAACAAACACAGGCAAGCGATGTCAAAAAACCCATCAAGGTAGTTCCCCATTCTTTAAACTTATCAGATTATAAAAATAAAGAAAACAAACACGGGCAAAAAATTGATGTTTTACAAAATCATTTTTCCTTTGGATTTGTGGGAGAGTTTATAGAGAGAAAAAATATAAAGGCATTAATACAAGCTTTTCACATAACATTTGATCCAAAAGAACCTGTGAATCTTTTTATTAAAACGTCAAAGAAGGATTTAGAACAAGTACAAGCGTATTGTAGACATGTAAAAAATGGACTAAAGATCCGAAAGACATACAAGGAAGAAGTAATAATTTCTGGAATAATGGAGCAAAAGGACTATATTTCCGTACTAAATCAAGTCGATTGTTTTGTTATGCCAAGCAGAGGTGAAGCGTTTTGTATACCCTCTTTAGAAGCTATGGCAATGGGTATACCTAGCATTCATACAATGTATATTGGCATGGAACACACCGTTGGAGAGAAGGTGCGATCTTATACAGTTCCATGTTTTGGTGCGATAGAAACATTGCCAGACCTAGATACTGCTGACGCAAATTGGCAGGATATAGATGTGCAAAGTCTTAGTGAAACCATGAGATATATGTATTCGCATTTATCAGATCAAAGAAATAAAGACAAGTATAAAAAGACATGTATTGAAAAATCTCTAGAATACAGCCATGAATCAGTAGGTAAAATAATCAAGGAGATTCTTAAATGACAGCTAGAGCAAACATAAGGTCGGTTAGATCCCTTATGAAACAGCCGGGAGACAAGCTAAATATTCTTACCTTTGCCACACACGAAAGGTATGAAGAAAATTTATGTCGAACGGGACATAATTTTTATTCTTTCAACTACGGGAAACAATGGAATCAAACATATGCTCCAATTCCAGACAATTATCATATTGTCAACAGACTGCCAAACTGGGTAGACATCGACATTGTTTTAAGTCATACAACCTGTGACAGAATCCAAGTGGCTCATGATCTATTATCTGGGACCAAGGGGGGACTGAAAAATATAGCAGTTCCTGTTTTAAGACATTGCCACGTCTTACCAGATATTAATTTTAATGTTGAAAAAGAAATAAAGAATTATCACCGGATTCCTGTTGATGCTAATTGTTTTATTTCAGATTTTAATCAGAGTCAATGGAAATTTTCCAAATATAATTCTAGCGTGATACCTCATGGTGTTGACACTGAATTTTGGAACCCAGAGACTCCTTCAAAGTCCGAAACTAAAAATAAAATAGACTACCCCCCTTTTTGCTTAAATGTAGTCAACTATTTTCCCGACAGAAATTGGTGCTGTGGGTTTGATTTGTGGAGAGAGGTAACTAAAAATTTGCCGACTTTAGTCAAGGGTGAAAGTAGCAATGCTGCATTCTCTAGGCCAGCAGAGGATAAAGACGAACTAAGATATTATTACCAACAAGCCAGATTGTTTTTAAATACATCTTTACATTCTCCAATTCCTACAGTAATATTGGAAGCTATGTCCTGCGGATGCCCAATTGTTTCAACTAAAACATGTATGATACCAGAAGTTGTGGAACATGGAGTCAATGGATTTATGTCTAATGATCCAGAAGAATTAGAAGGATATTGTATTAAACTTCTCAATGATCCCGTATTGGCAAGCAAAATGGGACAAGCAGCAAGAAAAACTATAGAAGATAAATACAATCTGCCTAAGTTTATAGAAAATTGGAATAAGCTACTTTATAAAACTATTGGAGAATTTAGATGCTAGTTCATTTAACATCAAATAATAAATCTTTAAAAGGATATAAAAGTTTTTCAGATATATTGTCTTTTTCTAGGAGTGTTGGAGATAATGAGGCTACATCTATTATATGTGAAAACTTTTTATGTAATTTTAATTATTCTGATCTTCCTAAAGTCATTGCATTAATAGTAAAGAAAATGAGATTAAGATGTGAATTAATAATTTCTGAAAAAGACTTTAGTTTAATATCCAGACATATTTTCAAAGAATCAGTAGATATTGAAAGATTAAACCATGCAATATTTAACGACATGGGAACTGGCATTAAAAGTATTCTTACCAGTGAAACTATCGAGTCTATGCTAAATCCATATGAGTTGTCTACAATATCTAAAGGTTTTGATGAAACGATTTTCACAATAACCCTAGAAAGGTTGAAATGAATAAGATAAGAACATCATGTGATGAATGTATATTTATCAAATATTCAGATAATAAACAAACTGGATGTACTCTAAACCGTCCAGAAAAACTCGGTATTTATGAAGAGCAAAAAAACGAAGAAGGTAAGACAAGCTATCTTTTAGATAGAGTTTGCAATGTTCATAGGCCCAAGGAATGGCTTGAATGGTTAGATTTTGAAGAATCTCTAGATCCAGAAAACGCAGTATTAGAAGAAATCTATCCCAGAATGGGATACTTTATCAGGTTAAATACTCAAGAAAACGATGCAATTAACAAATTAGAAACAACACTAAAATCAATAACAGAAAATTCTAACCATGTCCCGAATTATGTTGTAGTAATTACAGACAGGGTTGAATTTAATGAAGAGACTTGGGAATTATTTATTAAATTCTTTGGAGACGAGGATAAAGACGAAGTAGAAACAATGTATCACATTGTGCAACTATCACAAGCTCCCAAAATAGTTCAAGAAAATATTGATGCGGCATTTCATCACGCTCAAAACAGTTGGATTATGACTTTAACCAGCGGAGATACTCTTACAAAAGATATAGCTGGCACTATACATAAAATTATAAATATAGATATGCGTCAAGTTGTATTAGTAGAACCGCACGATGGATACAACGGAATGATATTTCCAGCCTATTTATTTAAGTTTTTAAATGGCAATAAGGTTAAAGTTTTCCAAGATGAAATAGTGGATGGTCGAGGATTTTTGGAAAAGGTTCGCGATGCCGCCAAAAGAAGTAATACTAATAATTTACTTTCATGGGAGGAATTCAATGCTTCCTAAAGTAGCAATTATTTGTGCGAATTATAATTATAGCAAATATATTATTTCCGCGATAGAAAGTATTAGGCAGCAAACATACGTTGGACCACTCCGTTTGTATGTTGTAGATGATGGATCAACTGACGACTCATGGGAAAAAATATGTCAACAAAAAACCCGTGAGCCAAAAACAGCAAAATCAGATTTTCTATGGAAAAAAAGAATAGAAAATTCAGGAGCCAGCGTGGCTCGAAATACAGCTATTGAAATGTGTCTAGACTGGGCCGATATCATTGGAATACTCGATGCTGACGATGCTTATCATCCTACCAAAGTTGAAAGGCTAGTTGAGAAGCTTACCGAACATGAAGAAGTGGGAGTGGCTTACGCAGATTATGAAAATATTTTTCCAAATTATATCAAACGCGAGTTTAAACCATCATATGATAAAATTGGATTGCAGCGTAGATGTATGGTTCATAGCAACGCATTAATCAAAAAACAATATTTAGAACTTGTCAGATTACCAAATGGAGAATTTTTTGATAGTCGTTTACATGGGCCAGCAAGTGAGGGTTTTATAGGATGCACCGAAGACTATGACCTATGGCTAAGATTATCCAAAGTGTGTGTGATAACTCATATACCTGAGTGTCTAGCGATTGCCAATCAACACGGCAACAATCAATCTATGAAAATGACAGCAGATATCTTTCAACAAAATGCAAAGATTATAATGGATAAATAATGACTAGATTTGTTACCAATATAAAAAAGAAACACATTAGCAATAATGAAAAAAATGGAATTGCTATCGCAATATTGGCAGCAGGAAGCGGAAGTAAAATTAAATCATACGAACCAAGGAGCCTACTAAAGATAAAAAACAAAAATTTAATTTATCATCAAATAGATACTATCAAAAACTTTTTTAATAAACCTGAAATTATAACAGTCGTCGGGTGTCATGCAAATAAAATAATTAAAAAAATTAAAAATAAAACTCGTGTAATAGAAAATCAACTACATGACCAAACTAATTCTTCAGAAAGTTTAAGGTTGGCATTTAATAATTCCTGTTGTAAAAATTTTATGTTTATTCATGGTGATATACTTTTTAACAATAAATGTTTAGATGTTGACTACTCAAAATCTTTTATCATAACAGATGCAACTAAGATGATGAAAGAAAACGAAATAGGAATAACCTCAGTTAATAATGTATTATCAATTATGTCCTATGGATTGCCAAACAAATGGGCACAGATAGCATTCTTTACAGGACAAGAATATAAAATATTAAACAGTATATTTAATAAATTTGAAAACAAAGAAAAGAAAAAATTATCTTTTGAAATAATTAACGAGGTTGTTGAAAAGGGGGGCGTTTTTCAATGTTATGAGCCCAATGGAATGAAAATAAAAGAAATAGATAGAATAAGGGACATTGAATGAAAATTTTAATAGCTGGTGATGGTCTACATGCCCATCATTATCAACGTATGGCGTGGGCACATGCTTTTCTGTCATGCGGAGTAGATATGGCAATCTGGGATATAAAAAATACATCGGCTTTTGATGTATTTGATAAATTTGAACCAGATATATTTATGGGTCAAGCATATAATCTAGATCAATCAACTATCAGTTGTATCAAAGAACGTCCTCACTTAAAGGTAGGGCTGCGTGCAGGTGATTGGGGGGATCAAACATCGGAGATTGATCACAACAGATTTAATATTTTAACATGTAGCGTGAAAGAGCGTGAGATGTTAGAAGAGTTAAAGATGCAAACAGGACAGCCAGAATTTGTGCATATTCATTATACACCCGAAGCTATTGACGTTACTCACAATAACTTTAACTCTATAGGTATTAAACCTATATCTTTAATGATGTGTGCTGATACTTTGGAATATTCTGGTGCTGAGTTTGATCCAGCATTATCATGCGATATTGGATTTATTGGAGGATTCTGGCCCTATAAAGGCCAAATTCTAGAACCATATCTATTTCCATTACTGCACCCTAGAAGTAAATATAAAGTTAAGATATTCGGAAACCAACCATGGGGCGTAAATCAATATTGCGGCATTATCGACGACAACAAAGTAAAAGATTTATTTGTTTCTGCTAAAATATGTCCAAACCTAAGTGAACCTCATGCACATGAATATGGATTTGATGTTAACGAAAGAATTTTTAAGATTCTATATGCTGGCGGCTTTTGCATTAGTGATAATGTAGAAGGGTACAAAAGTATATTTGGCGATTCAGTTCCTATAGCAAATAATCCCAAGCATTTTAAAGATTTGATAGAACACTACTTGAAAAATCCTGAAGAAACTTACGGGTGTAGCGAAAAAGGCAAAAAAGTTGTAATGGAAAACCACACGGGTTTTCATAGAGCCGCACAAATATTACAAGAGTTTGGATATGAAAATTTGTCTAAAAATATTATAACACAATATAAGGAAACTTTGAATGGCTAACCAACCTAAAGTTTTGATTACCGGATCTTCTGGTTTTTTAGGAAAAGCGGTAACAAATAAATTAACCACAAAACCCCACGCATGGTTAGACACAAACGGGAAAAAGTATAAAGTAATTCCCCTTGGTGGTAAAAAGTACTGGGATTTAACAAAACAAAAATATGTAGATTACGCCATGTCTCAATACCAGCCAGACTATGTTATTCATCTGGCAGCAGCGTGTGGCGGCATTGGCATCAATAGAGAACAGCCTGGAAAATTTTTATATGATAATCTAGCCATGGGTATGAATCTTATTGAAACCGCAAGAAGGTATGGCAATTTAAAAAAATTCATTATGGTGGGAACCGTGTGTGCCTATCCTAAGTTTACTACAGTTCCATTCAAAGAAGAAGATATATGGAACGGCTACCCAGAGGAAACAAACGCACCCTACGGTATCGCAAAAAAAACATTGATGGAAATGCTCATTGCATACAAAAATCAATATGGCCTAGAATCTACCAACTTAATTCCTGTCAATATGTATGGACCAAATGACAATTTTAATCCAAGCAGCAGTCATGTTATTCCTGCACTTATTTTAAAAATAGATAAAGCCATTCAAAACAACGAAAATACCATTGAACTATGGGGCAGTGGAAATGTTAGTAGAGAATTTCTATATGTTGATGATTGTGCTGATGCGATTATTAAATCATTGGAAGTAGACACAACGCCTCATCCTATAAACATTGGAACATGTAGTGAAATTAAAATAAAAGAACTTGCAAACATGTTGATTGAAATTATGGGATACGAAGGAAAGATTGTTTACAATGGCGACTTCCCTGATGGCCAGCCGAGACGATGTTTGGATGTCAGCAGAGCTGCAAAAGTTTTAAACTTCCAAGCACAAACAAAATTATATGACGGACTAAAGGAAACTGTAAGCTGGTACTATAGATTTAAAAAGGAGAAGGGTTTTGAAGACTTGTTTGATAGTATTCAGTAAAAACAGACCATTACAATTAGATTTATGTTTGTCTAGTATTAAAAAAAATCTAATAGATTGTGAATTAGATTTATATGTATTATACGACTGTGATGACATGTACACAGACTCATACAATCTTTTAAAAAAAGAACATAACACTGTTCGTTTTTGGCAACAAAGTAAATCAATATTTAAAGATATTCAAACAATTATTTATTGGTGGAGTCTGTCTAAAGACACTAATGCATATTGTGGTTTTCTAACAGATGATTGCATTGTATACAAAAAATCAAATGCACTATCTAATGATTTCTTAAAAAATGTTTTTGAGACCATAATTGAATCGGGCACAAATAAAAAAATAGTATCTAATCTTTCTTTGAGATTGGGATTAAACATCAACAAAAGGGGAATGTCTGGAGAGGAAGGTTTTATAGAAGAGCCTTTACTTTATAGTAATACTCAAAACATAATCCAACATGATCGTGGTATAATTTTCTATGACAGAACACAACATTTTCATGGAGGGTACTGGAACTACCCATTGTCTGTTGACGGACATATATACCAAATTGAAGAAATTTTTGAATATGTCAAGGAACTTGCATATATAGAGCCAATCAAAAATTGGAAACAGACCCCTAATGAATTTGAATCAGCCCTGCAAAGATATGTAGCACTAACAGCACCATTTCAAGCAATCTATAAAGAGAGCTGCGTAGTTAACAGTCCAAACAATCGCGTTCAAGATACAATACCAAATAATAACGGACAAGTTTTTGATATATCTGCGTCAGAATTTCTAGATTTATTCAACCAAGGAAAAAGAATTGATATAGAAAAAATACAGTTTCCAAGCATAGAATGTTGCCATACGGAAATTGATATTCTCAAAGGAATTGAATAATGATATTCGACATTAATGAAATACATAAAAATTGGCCTATTACTGGCGTAATGCATGTTGGAGCTTTTGTTGGAGAAGAATTAGAAAGCTACAGAAAGCTAGATTTATACAATACTATAATGTTTGAGCCGCAACCAAACCTATATAACATAGTAAAAGACAAATGTACATCAAATGAAACGATTCATAATGTGGCCCTGGGTTCAAAATGTGACACAAAAGAAATGTACGTCTCTTGGAGAGAAGGGGGAATTAGAAATGGTTGTGGTGCTTCTAGCTCTTTAATGAAGCCAAAGAAACATCTCATAGAACATGCCGAAATATCATTTAAAGAAACAATAGATGTAAAAGTAGACATGTTGGACAACTATCACAAAGATGAATATAATTTTTTAAATATTGATGTTCAGGGCTACGAACTAGAAGTGCTAAAGGGTGCTATAAACTGCCTACCTAAAATTGATTCTATGATTTTAGAAGTCAACAGAGATGAAGTTTATGAAGGATGTCCAATGATACAAGATCTAGATAATTTTTTACAACCTTTTGGATTCAAGAGAATAGCTACAGCATGGCAATCCGAAAGTTGGGGGGATGCTGTATATGCAAGGAATTAGTATAGTTACAGGGACGCTAAATAGAAAACAATATTTACAATCACTGTTAGAAAATACCGTCTATGCAGATGATAGAGTTGAGCTAGTACTAGTAGATGGGGGAAGTGACGATGGCACCTGTAAATATATAAAAAACTTAACACATAATAGAATAAAATTGATTGAAGTGGGAGAAAGAAGTCCGTATGCTCACTATATGAATCTTGGAATAAAAAACGCTTCTTATGAATATGTTGGTCAATGGAATGATGACATTCTTCTCTGCAATAAATGGAGTGACGTAATAGATAAAATTGATGACAAGCATGATGCATATCTTTTTAACTGGAAAGAGGGAAATGTTGAGTCAATGCAAGATCCTGACTGGCTGCATTGCTCTGGTATGCGTGACAATGGCTGGAAACTTCATAATTGTGCAGAATATTATTATCCCAACCCGGTTGTTGGAGAAATTGTTATGAATTATGGTATTTATAAAAAAAATGTATTTAAAAAACATGGACTTTACAATACACATTATAAATACTACTGTGCTGATGGTGAAATGTCTATGAGGGCTTATTATAGTGGTATAAAATTTAAGACATGTACAGATATAAAAATTTGTGTGCTGCCAGCAAAGAAACGTGCAATAATGTTTAATGAAGATATTGAAAAATATGCAATAGCGTGTAAATATTATAAAGAATATCCTTCAACAATACAATCATTTTTTGACCATGTTTGTGGAGAATATTTACATGAATAAAGTTTCAGTATTGTTATTTGGAGTTACTTCAAACAAAAAAGCTTTGAATTGGCCCCAAATAAGCGAAACAGTTAAAAATTTAAAAAATAATCATGATAATTTGTATATCAAATTGGTGATTTTTCAAGATGAACCGTTCGATAAAAGATATAAAGATGCTACTCTAGAATTAGTAGACGATTACTATTTTAGAAATAAAGCTTTTGATTTTCAAATGGATATGATAGGACACATATCGAGATTAAAAACATTGGGACAACCAGGACAAAGAATTTTAGTTATGTCTTGTTGTTATGATTTAAAAGAATATGACTTTTGGGATCTGCCTCTGGTTTTATGCTGCGACAGCAAAAGGTTTCTTGAGGGCAAAAACCGTAGACTAAATCATAGATTTATATATGGTAGGCCACATCTAATAGAAAATATTTGGAGAAAAAAACAATTTGTTAAAACTATTACTTATGATGAAAACTTGTTTTTTAACACTAAAAACATTATAGGTGAAAGCAAAATACCAGAATATACTTTTACAACAGAAGAATTAACAATCACCAGAGCGGGATGGGGTGTAGAATGAACAGACTTATATCATTTTCTTTGTATGGAAATGATCCAAAATACGTTCGAGGGTTATACGAAAACTTAAGAATAAAAAAAGAGCAACAACTATACCAAGATTGGAAGGTTGTTGTTTTTCATGATAATACACTAACAGAAGAAATTCTAAACCACCTGAAAAATCACGATGTTGAACTGATTGATATGACGGAATCTGGAATTCTTGCTGCGTCTTGGCGTTTTTGTGCGGCAGATCTTGAGTGTGAGAGATTTATAATTCGAGACTCAGATTCTCGTTTCTCCAAAAGAGAAGAAGAGGCAGTGCAAGAATGGATAAAAGATAACACAATTTTACACATTATGCGTGATCACCCTCATCATGGATATCCTATACTTGGTGGCATGTGGGGAATGAAAGCCGATGTAGATTTTTGCATGAAAACTGCAATTCTCAAGTATCAGGGAGGTCAAGCACAAAGAATAAATGAAAGAGATGTATGGATTATGAAAGATATGGATTTCCTCAGAGATGTAATATATCCAGAATTTGCAAAACCTGATCAATCTACAATTCATAATGCAAAAGATTTTATGTCACGAGTCCAATGGCAATGTGAAAATTGGGCAAAGGACTTCCCAAGCCCCATTGACTCAGAGCGATATTTTGTGGGAGAAATATTTATCTTTGACGAAGATAATAACGAGCAAAGAGAATATCAATATAAGGAAAGATAATGAAAAAAATAGCAGCACTTGTTAATGATTTATCAATGTCACAAAATACATTTTATTTAATTAAAGAATTTAATAAAGCTATAAATGATACAGACGTGTCAGTGGGTGTATTTTGCAACAGACATGCAATACCTCCAATACAGCCTCTGTTTGGATGTAAATTAGCTAGTTTTCTAATATCATATAATGGAGTTTTAATCTCTACAACTTTAGAAGAAGCTGAATCAAGCTTAAGGCTGCCCAACAAATCAGATAGATATTTATATCTATGGAATTTAGACTGGTTGGAAAATCCGGTGTATTTTTCTACTGCTATGAATATTTTACGAAACGACAAGTTAAAGGTTATAGCAAGAAGCGACTCACACGCTGAAATAATTGAAAACTTTGCAAACATTAAAATATGCGGAATTGTAAGCGACTGGAATATGTCACAATTGCAAAAAATAATTTAAACATTAAGCAATATAGTTAGGAAAAAACATGGTTAATAAACATATATTTTGTGTATGGTCTGACACTAATGAAATGTCACCGAATAGAAAGAGTTGTTTAGAATTAATTAAGAAAAATTCAGGATGTGAAGTTTTTCTTGTAACAAGTAGTAATCTCAAGGAATGGACTAAGAATGCTCCTTTACATGAAGGTTATCAATATTTAAGTTCTGTCCATAAATCGGATTACTTAAGGGCTTACTTACTACACCATCATGGTGGCGGTTATACAGATATAAAAAGATGCTCATATGATTGGAATCCATACTTTGATGCTTTTGACAATGATTCTTCAAAATTAATATGTGGATATCGTGAAAGAGCAGAGGGAGGTCTCGCTGTTAGAAATTTAAAGGAAATTTGTCCAAACCAAGAACTAAATAGACAATACTTACAAGGGTGTTGTAATAATGGGTATTTTTTGGGTTGTGGTAAGTTTATAGCAAAAAGCCATACCGAATTTACTGAAAACTGGCTAACAAGGGTTGACAATATTTTATCTGAAAAATTAGAAGAATTAAAAAAACATAATGGAAATTATCATCCCCGTGCAACTATAGGAGACACTTATCAAGGACATCCTTCTAAATATCCAATAGACTGGAATGAAATTATGGGTTCAGTGTTTCACAGATTGTGTTATGATTACAAAGAGCAAATAATGCCAATAATGCCATTTATAGACACAAGCAATTATAGGTAATAAAAACTGATATGAATATTTATGTTATTGGAGATTCTTGTATAGATCGTTACATATATGGATCTTGTTCTAGAATGTGTCCAGAGGGTCCAGTTCCGGTGTTCAACACTATTGAGCAAACCACAACACTTGGCATGGCTGGTAACACATACAGAAATATAACAACATTTTTTCCAGACGCTTGTTTCATATCAAATAATCCCAAGGCAATAACTAAAACAAGATTTGTAGATAAAAAAACGAATCAGCTTTTGCTAAGAGTTGATACTAACGACTTTACAAATAGAGTTTCAAATGATAAGATAGAACAAGTTGTAGACAACTCTACAGCTGATGATTTAATAGTTGTATCGGACTATTGTAAAGGGTTTCTAGAAGAAAAAGATTTGGTAACTCTAGGCAACAGTAAAAGAAGAATATCTATTTTAGACACTAAAAGACTTTTAAAACAAAGTGTTATAGATGCGTTTGATTTCATCAAGCTAAACGAAATAGAATATAAAAAAAACGAAGACATTTTCAATAAAAAAAATAACGCTGACAAGCTAATACTAACACTTGGAAGTAGGGGTGTGAGGTTTGCAGCAGTTAACTACAAACCCCACAAACTATTGCAAACTTTTGATGTATCTGGTGCAGGAGATGTATTCACTGCTACATTTGCTAGTCATTTACATAAAACTGACTCAATTGAAGACAGTATTAATTTTGCACAACAATGCTGTATTCAAGTGATTCAAAAACAAGGAACATGTGTGTATGAAGATAGAAAAACATCAAGGACAAATAAGTCATGACAGGAAAAAGAATCTGGGTCAATGGGTGTTTTGATGTATTACACTTAGGACATCTTAAATTATTACAATATGCAAAATCACGAGGCAAATGGCTTACTGTAGGTATAGACTCAGACGAAAGAGTAAAAAAACTAAAAGGAAGTCAAAGACCAGTAAATGATGAAAAATCCAGAATGGAAATGTTAAAAGCTATTAGATGGGTTGATAGTGTATTAGTATTTGACTCAGATAAACAATTAGAAAAACTTGTAGAAAAATATGCAGACCTTATGATTATAGGATCTGAATATAAAGACAAAAAAGTGATAGGGTCACAACACTCCCCAGTTGAATTTTTTGACAAAATAGATGGTTATTCAAGTACTAATATAATCAAAAAGATGGAAAAATAAAATGAATACCGACGCTATATTCTTGGGACATTTAGGACTTGGAGATCATATCATTCAACAAGCGGCTGTTAACAAAATAGCTGAAAAGTATAACAGTGTTTTGTTGTTTTGTAAATATCACAACCTATCATCGCTTAAACACATGTGCGAAAAACAGAATATAGTGATTAAAGCAGTAGAAGATGACAATGAAGTTGAAAAGATAATGACTGTACTTTGTAAATATTCTGTTGATATATTTAAAATAGGAATGTATCAAAGTAACTGGGATGAGTTTGATCCTTCTGAAATTTCGTTTGATCATTATTTTTATCATCAACTTGGATTTGACCCCCTGGATTCATACAATTTAGAAATAAAAGATGGCAACAATGGACATAAAATACTTGAAGCTTTAGATCCTCAACAACCATTCTGTTTTGTGCATGATGACAAAAATCGTAACCTTGACA